GTGATCGGATCCGACCCGTTGATAACCGTCAGCTCAATGATCTGGCCCACTTTCGGGTCAGTCATAGCCGCGACCAGCAAAGCCGCCGTCGGCAGAGTGTCGGTCCGGCTCGCACCAGCGCAATCACGCACGTAGATGCCGGACAGAGCCTCAGCCGCGGTCAGCGTATTGGGACCAGCTGTCGCGTCCGAAACCGGTGTCGGGTTCGTAGACGGGCGATATCTCGACACGAAATACGTCCCGTGCCACGGATAGATAGGACCAGCTTGAATGCAATGCCATTCAACACCGACACTATCCGTCACAACATCGCCAATGGCGTAGATCCCACTGCGCGGTTCACCTGGAGTGTTCTTTGTGTATGCTGCCATAGTGCCTCCTTACCAAGGAATGCCGCCGTAGCGGACTTGTTTCGGTTTGTGTCGAAGCCGTGACATCTCCTGCTTCACTTTCTCGACGTAACTATTAAAGGCGGTTTCGTTTGTATCCGCCAATGCTTTATCGTAAGTCTCGGCATCCTCTTTTGAGTAAGCCATGTATTTCATCCACTTGATCAGATGTAGGTGATGTTGTTCCTGCACTTCCAATTTACAGTCCGTATCTGTGATACGGGGGTACGGTAGCCGGTAGATATGCAGTTTACACACATCATCCGATTCAGGAACTTTATACCAACGGATCTTCCCGTCGGTCAACTCAAGAATTCCTGCACGCACAGCACCGGTATCGGCGTCGTCCAGGAAGTCTATCGGGATCGAAAACCCATAATCTTTCATCTGAAGTGACTCGAGGTCGCCTTCATGAATAAAATCGACGGGTGTTCTAGCCGTTTGCATCTGCCCAGAGCGGATTCGCAGGATGTAGGGAGAGATGTCAGACCACGGCTCGTTGGCCGTAACCGAAACTTGTGTCAGTTCCGGTGTGAAGAAATCGGCGAATCCGCCGAAGCCACGAACGAGCATATCCTGAGCATCTATTAGCCAGAGTAGGATTTCATCATCGCTGAACAAGTAAGGTGTTTCCAGATCCTGTACTTGGCGGCGAAATTCGTCGATGACTTCGGTGATCGTCATTACTCTTCCTCACCGTGCAGGAGCTCACGTCTGTGCTCTTCCCACACTCTCTTAACCTCCTTCACATCGACTTTCCAGCCCAGTGCGGCTGTAATCGACTTGTGAGACGGTATCCCGCCTCCAGTGAAGTCATTCGAATTGTTTCGTTTTACAAGGGCCTTGATAACATCCAGGATGCGTTCAGACCGCTCATCGCTATCTTCGGGAGCCAGAACAATGAGGGGTTCATGGATTTCAACCAATTTCCCTACTTCTTCCTGCTCGATGATCTTGCCCTTTGCATCTATAGGCATGATCCCTTTCTCCATTACTTCTGCATGCATTACCGGTGGTACATATGTCGGTACGTCTCTCACAAACTTCACCGACATTCCGCTTTTCGCACTGCGGACAACGATATTACGGTTTGAAACAAATTCTAAGGGTTTCACAAGTCCCTCCATTGAGAGTTATGTATGGCGCACGCCATACCCGAAAGGGTATAGAAACTAGGTTCCTATACCCTTAAAGGTATTGCTTACGCTTACGTGGTTTTCAGGTTTTCGTTCGCACGTCCCGGCACAACCATGTCCACAATGATGATCGCCTTACCGGCGGTCGCTGCAGTCACAGTGTTCAGGATGGTTGCACGAACGGCCTCTTGACCGTCGTAGACATAACCGTCACCGAGCAGGTCGACCCCTGTCTTCGGAAGATCCGGGTCTTGGAGGTTCAGAGCCCCCGTCTCAGTGTAACGGTTCGGATCAGTCGCGTCACCCAGATCCAGCGTATTCGCTGTTGAGTTAAACGCGGTCACCACGATGACACGCCCGCCCTTCACAACTGCGCCCGGGGGCGGAGTGAAGATGTCAAACGTTGTCAGGTCCGCATCTTCGGCACCGAGCGCGAACTCGTCACCGTTGATGTTGACCATCGTGTCGTCGAAGTTAAACGCAAAAACAGCACTGATCGGCCATTGAGCGTTGGGAAGTTTCAGTAGCTTAGCCATAATTGATCTCCTTTTCCGTTGGCCCTATTACTGCGCAACGTACACGCTGATCACGCCAAAGTCTTGGACGGTCTGCGGGAAGTTGCCGTACTGGGTGAAGAATTGGGGCTTCAGGAACCCGAAGATCTTTCCGGTAGCGATAGCTTGCTGGTTACCGTAGTCGTCGTCTTCTTCGACCCAAGTCGGCATGCCGATGTCGGCCATACCCATAGCTTGAGCACCGCAGAAGAGAACTTGACATCCGTCAACCAGTCCGCCCGCTCCCCACTTGCTGCCTGAGGCCAGACCACGTGTGTTATACACGTGACGGAACTCCCAAAGCTTCAAGCCGTCGAGCATGACGTGCCCACCTTGGAACAACGGGTTACCGTCGCCACGCTTTTGAGCGTGCTGCATCGCTTGGATGTAATCCGGGTCGAGCTTCAGCTTGGACATCGCTGTCGGAGACAGGAACACGTTATACGACTCGTCTTCCCCGTTACCGCGAACACCACGGATGTAGTTTTCCTTGGCGTAGGCCTTCAGCTGAACCAACATGTTGTATGTCGGAGTGTCGGCAGCGGTTACGGAAGCTGTCGCGCCGGCGGTTTCCAGAACTTTGTCCGTTCCGTTCCAGCGCAACGCACGCCCGTTCGTCGGGGCGACAACGTCAGCAGCGTATTCCAGGTTGATGAAGTCAGAACCCACGCGGGTTCCACCATTGTTTTTGTTGCTGTAGGCAACGCCTGAAAGCGTCAGGAACGACAGCTGGTCCATCCGATCTGACAGCCAGTACGCTAGCTGGTCGCGCGAGGTCGAACGGAAGTTAACGATCGATTTCTGATCGCTCATCCGACCTTCGGACTTGTTCGCATTACGTAGCTGGTCGATACGGATAACCTTGTCGTACGCCTTGATACCTTCTTCGTTACCCTTTAGGGCACGGTCTCCGGCCACGCCGTCGCCTTCGAGATCGATGACGAGGGTCATGACGGCGCGAGCGCCTTTTTCGGTCTTCGTCAGCTCATCGATATGCTGGATCATGCTATTGGCAGATTTGCCAAGGAACTTGTTCGTAAACGACATGTTCCGAGCTTGTTTCCACAGATCGCGTGACCAGACCGTTTTCTGCTCGGTAGTTAGCCGAGTAAAGTTTGTTGTAGCCATAGTGGCTCCTTCACGGTTATTGATCTTGTTTTACCATTGTATCGCCATGGTGTAGCGAACGCTGGCGTTGAAGGTGCCGCTACCTTCCGGAACTGTCGTGCCCGGAAACCGAGGTATTGCAATTTGAGCGCGTATTCTACCCTAAAAGGGCTTAAATGTCAAGCTTTTCGATCTTTGACCGTTCTATCTCGTTTTCGCTTGGTATACCCGGCTTAAAGCGCTCCTTCTGGAGGGGCCCCTGCCGTCCGAGTTCGTCAATTAGGTAGTAAAGATCTACAGCACCGGTTCCTACCTTGTTCATGATTGCGGGGTTTGCCCCATCGATATAACACAGCTTAGCGACCTTCCCGCTCACCAAATCCAAGGCCCGACCTTCCATAGCGGTGGACTTGATATCGTCTTGAAAACTATCCCTAATTTCTGTAATCGAGCAGGGATCTTTGGTCAAAACCACCAGAAGTTTATCATCGCCATCTAGAATAGCGGACATAACCCTCTTGGGCTCGGGTGAAAGGCTGGCGACAGCGCACGCCGAGAGGGCGAGCATTGCGAGTGCGGCGATGAGTTTCTTCATGGTGTCTCCTATTAGCTTCTGTTTTAAATTAACCCGTATACCCGTGCCACGCCTGCCGTCCACGTTCCGCTGCCTGTGATCAAACGTAAACCGCGTATAGAAGCGGTGTCTCCGCGATACACAGTGCCTAATACCTGGTGAGCAATGGGTGGACCAGTATTGGTTGAACCATACGAACACTTCCACATAGCGATGTATTCCTTACCTGACGCGTAGGCCGTCACCGGATCGAAGACATCGATGACCATATCCACTGGTTCGGAGTTGGCGAACCACGGTGAAGCACCGTAAGCCGGGGTAAAGGTCGCACCTGTAGCTCCGTCTACCGCCGTGACTGTCGTGCCGGAGTGATGAATTACCCACTGCCGAGAAGTGGAGACTACAGAGTCAGCGGCGTTGAGGAAAGAAGCCGTAACAGCCGCGTCCGCGGTGCCGTAGAAGCCGTGGTATTCGATCGCATACCTACGGTAGTCAGCAGAGAACACATTCGACAGATTGAAGTTCGCCGACGCAGCTGGGACCACATTCTGTGTAAGAAGTAGTGTGCGCCCGGCGGTGGCTCCCGCGATGATAAACGCCCCCGGCCATCCGCCGACCGTGCAAGTCCACTCCGTCCCGTCGGAGTCCGTTACTACGTCGCCTTTCAAGTAACGCCCACTAACCGGGGCGCCCGGTGTATTTTTTGTGTAAGCCGCCATTATTGTCTCCTATTAGCTTCCGTAGACTGCGATTGCGCCCGAACTAAAGTTCTGAGCAGAACAGACAAACGAGATACCTGCCCAAGATGGCGACCCGGCAAAGACCGCTGCCTGACTATACCTCCAAACTGGTTCACCAGCGTTGGTTCCGGGGAAACCGCACCACCAGTAGTGGACCGAATCGGCCAGTTGTGGTTTAATGATTAGGATTTCACCAGAAATAGCCTGAGATGTTGCGTGGTTGCTTACACTGCGCATAAGCGGCCAGGACGTTGTGAGGTTTGCGTTGAAACCTGCCAATGTCGTACCAGTCTGGGAATAACCCGTCTCCTTGCTCGTATAGCTTTGGGCCGCATCAGCTGCGTCCAAAGTAAACATACTGAAGAATGACTGGTTAATGATGAGTCTCTCAAGGACAATCTTGAACCTCGTATAGTCCGGGTTATTCACAAACAGATTGCTGAATACTTCGGACGCCTGTCCTGACATAACACGCCGTTCTATTAGCGCGGATTCTCCGCCGGCTTGTAGGACAAACTCACCCGGAATACCACCATTCACGCATTCGTAAACCTTACCATACGAATCCGTTACTGTGTCCCCAGGAAAATATTGACCATTCGTGGGTTTACCAGGGGTACTTTTTGTGTATGCTGCCATAGTTTCTCCTAAATTCCAGCCATATAGGTAGCTATGGCATTAGTCATAGCTGTTAGTTCGGTATCGTTCAGACTTGCTCCGAGCCATCCAGCGGATATTCTCTGGGACGAACCGGCCTGCCCATTTTGATACAAGAAAACTATGACACCCGTCGCTTCTGGTGTTGCGGAGGTACTTCCAGTGGTGTCGATCTCTGTGCCGTTATGTACGAGTCGGATAAGTGTGCTGCTGTTCCGATCAACCGCCACCAGCCCTGAAACCGTCGCTGGCGCGGGCACGAGTTGAATGAGCGTGCTATCTACACCGTGAATGTTCCCGCGAGCTTCGCCAGCGGGGAACGTGAGCCTCGATATCATCGAGTTCTTAGCTGTGGTCGTAGATCCTATAACGTTGCCGTCATTAGCCGCTTGTGTGTTCTTGTAATACACACCCATACACGCGCTGTTCTGCACGTAGTGGGTAAAGGAGTCTGGAGCAGTGTTTGTGCTAAGGTACGCCTGGTTGGATACGTGGCTTCCCGCCCATCCGTCGTCGGCCACAAATGTAATCGTGCTACCCAGCACGCCGTTAACAGCTAGAATCTCGCTGGTGTTAACCCAATTGATCCGCGAGGGCTGGTTATCGTGCCCCGCAAACATGCAGAACCAATCGAGTTTATCCCATACGCCCGCGGTTTTAAGACTGCCGACCACGTTATCGATCAGCATAGCGCGAGCTCCAGTCGGTTTGGGATCCATCGTAGCCACGATCGCCGTAGCTTCGGGATTCTGGAGTGCGCCGCCGCCCGCAGCGATCACTGGCGCATGAGCCCGTCCGATTGCTCGGGCTATCGCTCCTCGTCCCTGGTTACCCTTGGCTGCAGGTCTGTACGAAAACGGAATGTAGCGATCGTCGGCCATTACGCAGCTTCCCAAATGATCGCGCAAATATCTGTATCCACAGCTAGTTTAACTGTGATACCCTTATCTAACAACGCACCGGCAAACAACTTGCCAGACTGTGCTACGCCAGCAGCCGCTGAATGGACCACGTTCGCATTAGCCGATGACGAAACCGCTCCCGGACCGTCACCGGATACGTCATACGATGTTGATACCACGGTAAAGCCCGTAGCACCAGCTGCCACATTAAAGTAGCCATCATAGACACCTGTCGCGACACCGACGTAAACTCTGAAACCAGCTGGAGTAGCGCCGGTCGTTGGAGCATCCCATGTAACCGCGACGCTGCCCGCACCTCCACCAGCTGTAACAGTATCGTTATCTTCTGTGCCTTCGGCTGAAATGTTTCCGTCCGCATCCACCGCAACCACATTGATGAAGTACTGGTCATCCGCCAGTGACCCACCAGAGGAAGAAGCCGTTGCACCGATGTTGCCGACAGTGTCCACAACGAGTGCGCCCCGCGCATTACGGACATCGATAACCCCAGTTGTGGTCAGCTCCGGCAGAACCAGTACGAGATACGCTGCCTTGTTGCTGATCACCTGCTCTTCCGTAGTCCCGGAGAGTCTTGTGATATTAATAGCCATAGTTACCCCCTACTTTCTAAGTCTCAGTGTACCGGGGGCGCTTGGCTGGCCCGGTTTTACGAATACCAAAGGGACGCTTTTTACGCTCTCCTCCATGAATATTCCGTCGTCCACAATTGCCGTCATCTCGAACTTCTGCTGGCCGTTACTAATCCCGTCGATGTTCCAAACACATTCTTGGTTGGTCGATGGTACTATACCTACGTCCGCATCGTTATGATATACGCGGCAGTGTGTGACCTCGGGGGTAACATCACCGACCACTTCCACAGCGAATGCGTTCATAGAAAACAGAAGCAGTGCAGCTGCTAAAATAGCTTTCATATTACCTCCGAAATTTCTTGTTCGGTAAAACGGGCGAACCACGCAGTCCTTTCCGGGCTGCCCTTTTTTGTTTTTTACTCGGTCTCCCGACTTGAGAGCCGTAGGTTCCTGGTCCAAATGCCATGGTTCGCCTCCTAGGTTACAAAATATCGCCTCGCATGCGGGCTTTTTCTTCGTCGGTCAGCTTGTCCCATTCAGCTTCTGAGAGCTTGTCGGGATCTTTCAAGGAGCCTTTACGGCCTGCCTTGTCGCTGTCCAGTCCGGCCTTCTTACTGTCCGCCGGTTGCTGACCCTTTGCTTCGAGGCCTTTCTTCACTGCTTCTTCCTTCCGCTTCGCCGCGGCTTCCTCGGCCTTTCTCTTGGCCTCGGGGTCCTCACTTTTGTCATCTTTCGATTCATCAGCTTTCGGCTTTGCGGGAGCTCTTCCATAGACCGCCCTTACCGCCTTGCGTAGCGCTTCGGTCGATCCATGCCCTTTTGCTTCAAACGCCTCCTTGAGTTCCATGATCTCGCTGGCTGCGTCGTCGTCGTACGTATCCTCGTTTTCGGGATTCAACTCGGGATGCTGCACTTCGAGTTCCTTAACAAGAGCGTCGTACGTTACCTTCTCGATCGCTGCGGCTGTGGCTCGAGCAGCGTGCTGCGCTGCCTTGGCTTCTGCGATCTCCTGGTTCTTGCGACGGATTTCCTTGCGGAGACGTTGCTTGGTCTCTGCGTTTCCATCCTTGATCGCCTCTTCCAGTTTATCTTCCAACGCATCGATTTCATTCTCAACCTTTTCCAGGTCGAGTATGCCTCGTTGCGCCTCCATCTCTTCCTCAAGTTCAGCCAACTTTTGCTGCGCTATTTCGGCTTCCTTTCGGGCCTTAGCTACAGCTTGGTCAAACCGCGACTTTGGAATCCGGGGTTCTTCCTTGTCGTCCTTTTTGTCCGACTTTTTGTCCCCTTCATCCCCTTGTTTATCATCAGCATCAGCGTCTTTGGACTTGTCATCCTTGTCGCCTTCGCTGTCCTTGTTAAGGTCGCCGGCGTCTTCGGATCTTACGTCCTTGTTCTGATCGTCCGTATCGCCGGATTCATCGCTGGCAGTGACTACGTCACCGCGATCTTCGTTGATGTCCTGGTCCTGGTTTTGGTCCTTGACATCCTTGTTGTCATCGCTCATGCTGCTTTATCTCCTTGGTTGTCCTGCGGTTGGGCCATCTTTCCGGAGCGGATGGCGTCTGCCTTCGCGTCTCCTTCTTTGGCCATGTTTCGCGCCTTAATCATTTCCTGAGCGCGTTTGAGGCGGGCCTCCTCCTGCTTAATTTGAAGCTTGAGGCGAGCCATTTCTTCTTCGTGGCGCATCTTCTGCTGATGCTTCTCTTCGTCGAGTTGCATCTCCTGTTGCGCCTGTTGCATTTCCATTTGAACCTTAGCCTGCTCGCCCGGTTCTCCCTTGGCGAGCACGGCCGTCTCTGCGGTGGTCTTAGCGGCAGTAGCTTGCTCACGCAGCGTTACGGCCTCGAGACGCGCGGCCTCGGCCTTCATGTTGGCTAGTTCAAGTTCTTGCGCCATCAGCTGAATCTTCTTCTGCATCTCAGCCTCGGCTGACTTTGCCGCTTCGCGTAGCGCCTGAATCAGACGGGTCTTATCGACGAGATTCGAGTTCTGGATGAGGAATTCATTCGGGATCGGGATGCCCAACTTTTCTTTGAGCATGACCGCCTGTTCAAACTGCGACTCTTCCATTGTCTGACGCGCGGGTTGCGATATGATATTGATATCATAACGTCCCAGAGTAATGTCATTCTGGATTTCTCCAGTCGTCGGATCCGGCCAGTTAATCTGAATGTCCTCTTGATCACCGGTCAACTCATCTTTCGTTAGCGTCATGATCCGATGGTCAGTATAGTACTCCTGGACGAGGCTCAGAATGTTGCGGGCGAGCCAGTGGTCAGTCCGCTTCAAACTGTCCAACGCCGGGAGCAAACCGATCTCTCCACGCACGTTGTTGGCTTCGATCTGATCCGCGGACACATCGGCCCGGGTCATACCCATCTGAGCGTCACCGCGCATCGACACCGACTTGATATAGTTCTCACCCTTTCGTGACAACATATCCAGACCCTGAGGAACTTGGTTCGGTTGGATCTTCTCGGCGTCGTCAACATCATTTAGTTCAAGCACCAGACCGGTTTTTGAACCCTGCATCTCCAACTCGTCGGTCGTCATGTTCAGAAGCGATCCGCGCTTCACCTTCCAACCTGAGTTCGCAGTTGTGTTGATAACGTGTAGTTCTTGCGATGTTGACTTGTTCAACAAGTCTTGCGGGTCGAGTAGATTCTCGACCAATCCTACCGTGGCACCGTAACGGAAATACGGGAAGTAGGGAATGATAGTGAAGTGTCTGTATGGTGACCAATCATCATGCAGCACGAGGTCGTCAGCTGTCACCGTCCAACGAATGCGATGTCCGACGTCCTCTGTCAAAATTACGGGGATGCCCGCTGCGCGCTGGTTCTGAACGTAGGCGGCAATTTGATCTGGGTTCCATGAGAACGGAACAACCATTCTGTCCCCCGTGCGGGGATTAACTACGCTGACGATCTTGGCGAGTTGTTTATATTGTCGTTCGATGGTACGAACGTACCGTGCGACCGACGGATCGTCGTCATGATCCTGCGCGAGCGAGCTCTGTCCGCCGAAGCGATCTGTTACAGTATCGATCGAGTCATACCCATACAGGAGCGAGGATCCGCGTGTGCGGAGTATGTCAGCGTCCGCTTTGTTATAGAGGATCTCAATATCGTCAGGCGTATACCAACGCGTGACGATAACATCGTTCCATGTGTCCGGGTCAGCCATATCGGCGTCCGGGTCTGGAAGGACATTACTCGGGTTAACGTTCTCGATCACTACATCGCCGGCGATGTTCTGTTCGAAGTTCATACGGACGTCAAGATACCCTCGTGAGGTAATTGTTCCGTCGATGAACATCTCTGTGCGTCTCCAGTTCAGCTGGTTGTCGTAACTGATCACTCTAAACAATTTGGTTAGAATGTCCGCATTACCCGGAGGCGCTCCGTATCTGGCTTTGAAAGCGGTCTCGTTGCGTAGCTCGATCTGTTCCCCGAAGATTGAGGAAAGCGTACCGAGGATCTTGTTAACCGTGATGGCAGGACGTTGCTGCGAGCGCAGAAGCGCGAGCACACCCTCCTCCCATTGGTTACCAATGAAGTAGGCGTTGCACTTCTTCGCCTTTTGAATGAACTCGAGGTGACCGCTATCCCGAGCGTAGGTGTAACGCTCCCATTGGTCCTGGCTCAACCTTGCGTTTCTCGGCATACACACCTCCAGTTTAAGCCGCGTATTATACACCCTTTTTGCGCGGGGCGCAAGCCCCGCGGCCGTATCTAAACCTTACCGACAAATGCGATCGGTGACCCAACAATATCGGCAAACCCCACCTGAGCCTTCAAGTCGTTATCCAGCAAGGTCACGCGGTTATCTGTTTGATCCGGTGGAGAAAGTTTCGAATCAGGAGCATTCAGGTTCCCGTGCATAGCGAGGACGTTCGACGTAGCCGTCGGCTTAGTTGTTGGGTTATAGTCCAAAAAGGTGCCGATATTGTAGTTATTCCACGCTTTCGATATATTGAACGTGGCCGTGTAATCCTGCTCATTGCTCCCTATATCCAGGTGAGCAGCCCCTGAAATAGTGTCCACATCGATCGTGACCCCGTTCTCAGCCGTGCCCTCATCCGGGGCAATATTACCCTGAATGAAGTTAATCGTGACGTCGTCCAACGGGCACAGGCCGAGGTCGACCTTGTACTCCCGAATATAGGGTCGAAACACCTTCCACTTGGTGATATTCTCGGATCCGGACTGGACGAGGCTGTCGTCGTTCACAATCAAGCTCGCCTCCCGATCCTCAGCGAACATAACGAACGCCGCGCGATGAACCCGGGTCTCGGTGAACCCTTGGAACCGCTGGCGGAACCGATCCCACTGATAGTCGTTCCCGAATACGGACGAACATACCGTCACCAACAGCATCGTAGTCGGATCGATGTAGTAGCAGTCCGGGTGCAGTCCGTAGGGGTTGGGGAAAGTAATTGTAAAGAACTCCGAGTTCGACGGTCCTTCAGTTACCGCCAGCGAACGGGACCGGGACCCGTGGTTATTCCCCACGCTGGATCCTCGCCCGTTGGAATACCCGAATTCTATGTTCGTATATGACGGTGAATTCTCCCCCGTGCCACCGTACAGCCTGTTCGGGTAGTTCATCGTCCATATACCAGACGACGCGTAACAACTGAACCCCGGCACTACAGGTGGGATGTTCGCCACCCTTAGACCGTCCCAAGTAACCGTTCCACCGACTACTGTAACCGGGGGCGTCGTAAACGCAGCCACCGTCCCGTAGCTCAACGTCCACCGCGTCTCGACCGGGTCCTCCCCGTCGAAGTAGACGTAGATCGGAGCATCCTGGGTGGGATACTGCAGTACCTCCGGACCTGAGGGTGCGAAAGCGTCGAGACCAGCCCATTCAGCCGAGTCCGACGGAATCCACGTCTGGCCCGTTATAAGTGGGGTAAAGACCTTGTTACTGTCCAAGTTGACCAGGACCGCCTGCACCGTCGGTATGGCCTCGTTGTACGTAAGCGAAATCTCCCACTGGTTCATCTCATAGTGAGATTCCGGCAAATTCTCTGCCCGGCCGAGCACGATCCGTACCTTCTGCCCTGATGCGCTGAACGCCCACCCATGGTCCGTGTACCACGGAGTCCCGGCATTGGCGCCTGTGTACGGCGGAGCCATGGCCGTGGCATCCAGGACCTCTATCACGTTCTCGCGCATGCCGTAGACTTTCGCCCACCACAGGCTGGTGGTGGTTCTATACTGCTGCCAACCCGGGTTCTCAGCCAGCTCCGCGTCCGTGGGCTGGTATGTCGTTATCTGGTACGAATCACAGCAGTTCTTCTTCACCACAATCGGTGCAGCATACAACCCAAGCGATGAGATCTCAATCAGGAAGTGCTTGGTCTTGCCATCCGACAGGGTAAACTTGACGATCCCGTGCGTGCGACCGAAGCTGTGGTCGAAGGGTGCATTAGCCTCCGTGCTTGGGGGCCCTGCCACGTGGTAGCATCCTACCACCCTTCTCATTATCCCGGTGTACTTGCTGGCCTGGTTCCTTGTTATAACGGTCCCTGTGCTCAGGTCCGTGGGCGGTGTCCACTTCTTCAAGCGCTTCTGAACTGCTCCGCCAACCCTCTCGACTTCGCCGTCGTTGTAATAGGCATCATAATCCGGGTTCAGAGCTGGTCCGCTCTTCACCAACAAGAAACCGCGCCGATCCTTACATCCTCCCTTGATCCGGATCATGCTCGAGAAGTCCGAATCATAGATGTCGATCGAGTGCCCGGCTACCTCCCGCCAACTCTTGCTGATAATAGGCAGGCCCAGGTTCTCGCGCAGAGTACGCTGAATCTCGTACTGAAGTTCAGCCCACTTCTTGATCCCGGCCGGAGTTCCCGGGTCTATTTCCCGAATACGTCGTTTCATGAGGCCAGCATTCTTTTCGCCTTCGCACGGATCCGTGCCTTCTCACTGGCCGACTTGGCATGCCGGATCAGGAGTAAGGCCGCTTTAGCATGGGCTTTGTCCGGAATCGGGTATGCCCGGCGCTCCGGGACCGCGAACGTGGAACTGCGGAGACCACGTCTTTGTTTTGCTGAGAGTTTTGCCATGGTTCTCCTTTCCATAAGGGTTTTTTCGGTCTGTTACGATATGTTACGATCTTGTTACGAAATTTGTTCTTTATAATCAACGAACTGTTACACATTACCACACTTTAACTTTCATCTGCAAGTGCTTGAATCTACAGGTTGCGTTTGGTTTTATGCGACGAAATTAGCCCTTTTCTATATTATATTTATATAAAAATAAAAAAAAATAATTTTTTTTATTTACAGTAAAAGGTACACAAAGATCGTAACATAAATTCCGAAAAATTGCATGATTCGTCTGTAGAATCAAGGTTTTAAGCCCGAAAAAAGATCGTAACAAGTCGTAACAGTTCGTTGATCTATAACGACAATTTTCGTCACAAGATCGTAACAAGATCGTAACATTTCGTCGCACTGTTGCAAAAATGAGACAGTGTGGTAAAAATACAACAGTAGAAACCTCCTATGTACCTAGTACATTCCTCCTAGTACATTCCTCCTAGGCTCCCATGTGGGTCTTGCCTTTCCCAACGCTGTTATACCCCATCTGATACCGTTTGAGTTGTTCTGCGACCGTAAGTTCCCGTCCTTTTCCAAAAGTTGCTGGCCTCGGCCTCACCGGCGGGGTCTTGTTGACCGCCATCTGGACCGTCCAGGCGAGTGAGTCGATCGTGTCGTCGTGGGCCCCAGCCGGGAACCGCAAAGCTTCCCGCATGAGGTCGTCCACCCATACGGCCCCTTTCGGGAACGTGACCTTCCCCAACTGCATTCTGGCCTGAAGCGGGCGTGCCCGAACCATCTTATCCCGAATCGGCTTGAGAATATTCTCTTCCGAGATCGAGATGTAGATGCGTGTTTCCTGCATCCGTTTCTCGAGCGCTGAACGCAGTGTTCGCCAGATCATGCCGTCTTCGGCACCGAACATGGCTTTCGGAAATTCTTTAGCCAGTTGCAAGATCTCGTCAATGATCTTGTCAGTGCTGTTCGTCTTGAATCTTACCTGCTTTACGACGTGCAGGTTATCATCCCAGTCTTGGGCAATAACTGTACCAACAGTCCAGTCGTTCGTCTGTTTCTCGCTGATAGCGAAGTCCCATGCGATGTACTGGTTGCACCGATCGATAGTCTCCCTTGTGAGGGGTTTATCGCGGTACCGGAACATATCCTTGTTGAAGTACGCTCCTTCCTCGATAATCGGGGACTGTTGATACAGCGCTGCCCAAAACCTTAGGCCTAATGTCCGTTTAATCTTATTAAGTTGGGTAATTCCGTACCGATCCGGGTGCAACGGTTCGCCTTTTGCACGATACTCCTCATCTTCTTCCGCGATCGCTGGATAGCGGATGATTTCAAATTGGTCGACGTCTGGATCGTCCGGATTGTCTTGCATCTCCTGCTGTAGTCGGCCCTGGAGGTCGTCATAATGCCAGCATGTCTGGATCACTAAGACGCCTCCCCCGGGCGCTAATCTTGAATACGCAGTGGAACGATACCAGTCCCAGTGTTTGTTACGAATGTCTACTGAGTCGGCTTCTTCCGCGTTCTTGATCGGGTCGTCAATGATAAGGATGTGCGCACCTTTACCCGTGATCGGCCCTCCGACACCTGCCGCGTTGTAGCCTCCGCCTCCGAAGCCGCTTGGAGATTGAATGCGCCAAGATCCGGCAGCCATGAATTCTGGATTAAGCTTAGTAGCGGGAAAGATTCGGCCAAACTGTGTGGTGCGGACGAGGTCTCTACAGTCACGCGAGAAGTCGAGCGCAAGGGCTTCACCGTAGGAGCAGCAGATAAATTCATGTAGTGGATTATGTCCAAGATGCCAGGCCGGGAACATTTTTGACGCGATTTGCGATTTCCCATGACGCGGTGGAACCAGCAACATGAGTCGGGGTGATTTTCCTTCTTCGACATCCTTCGAAAACTTTTCAAGGCGCGTACAGATATCATGGTGAACCCATCCTGCTTTGTAGTTTGGATGAAAACCCTTGACAAATTCAATCAGTTTGCGACGTTGGAGCTCGCGGCGCGCAAGTTCGCGGGTGGCGGCGTCTGTTTCCAGTTTTGCGCCTTCTTCCACCACGTCTAGCTTCACGGCCGCGGCTCGCTTACGTGCCATCTTCTGATGTTTTTTATTCAGAAGACGTTGCTTCGCGATCTTTTTAAGTTCCTCGCGAAGCATTTTCTCTTGGCGACGATGCTCTACCTTCTGCTCGAGCGTTTGAGTAACAGAATTACTCTTCACGCATGAGCGGCACTCATCATGGTGCTTGTAGAAGACAGTAGCGGGTCTGTCCTTCTTACACGTCGGACAGAATCTTGTCTTCTTCTCTTCTTGGGGTAACATCAATCACCTTGGCATTCGCCAATCTCAACAATTCATCTTCAGTCAGCTCGGTAAGTAGCTTTTGGAGGTCCTGTTTGTTCATGTCCCGCGTGATTTTCTTTACTTCGGGGGCATAGAAGCCCAGCATCTTGCCCATTTCACGGGCGGCCTGCACGATTCCAGTCGGATCGGCCTGTAATTTGGCCAGATCAGCAGCTTCTCGCAGCATTTCGATGACCATTTCCTTCGTTATGCCTACGTTTGAAGCCGTTTCAGCCCGAACCCGAGCCAACTCCTGGCTGACTGTTTCGGATTTCTCGATTCTTTCAGCCACAGGATCCCCTCCGTTCTCGGAATATCCAGCCATGATCGCCGATTGCTCTCTCGAGAGACCCCGCGCGCGGTGCTGAACGTACTTCGCCTGCTTTTTGGTTAATTTAGCCATTTGGACGCGTATTATACGCTAAAATTTTTGAAAAATCAAGCGTAAATTGTTGCAAAAATACGACAAAAATTTTAAAGAAAAGGGTCCCCTATCAATAATTTAGGATATCCAGATGTCGGTGGGTCCCCTCTCCCGCGCCGCCGAGGCCCGGGGTGCCCGGTTCGTTCGACCGGAGTCCCACGCTGTTGGGACCCCTGGCTCGTCGCTCTGCGCCTGCACAGGGCTCGTCGCTCCGCTCCTCGTGCTCCGTTCGCTTCCGCTCTCTCCGCTGCGCTCGGTCCTTCGTCCCTCGCGCTCCGTCTTACGGTTGTGTGTTCGCTCTGAACACACTACATAGGAGATGGACGATGAGCGCAGCATGGGCTGGGCCTGATGTGTTTGACGTTGAGGCAGTTGGTAGCTTTGTCCCCGAGGATACGGGGTATGGCCCGCAGTACGATGTGGATGACCCTCGGGTCACCAAGATCGTCCTGCGGTTTGCTCGTTTCAGTGATGTTCTTGCGAAGGAGGTCGAGTAATGAAGCTCTTCGGTAAGGAGTACAAACTGGTGAAGTTCGAGGCGCATCATGAGGTGCGGGCTCTGTACAACGAGCAGTTTGCCAAGGGCATGCACGGTCGTGACGCAGTGCACCGTAAGCTGCGCCCTATCGGCAACGCCCTCAGTACAGTGAACGCTGCTGCTAAGGTCGCGGTCGTGAGTACCGTGGCCCGAGTGCATGGTTTCCTGCACTGGTAGCAGAGGTCGGCGGTACCCTGTAGCATTGTTGCAACAATGTCGCTTTTTTACAACACCCTTTGGGGTATAAGGAGTTTATCATGAGTTTCGCACGATATGGTAATGTTGAGCTGAAGAAGTACCTCTCGCACGGAGTGTCGCGGTACGAAGGGCCTCTGACCTTGGAAGATGGTGAGACTGAACTCCGTTTCGTGGGACTGTCTTACCCGGACAAGCCCTATGAGTTCGACATCGTTGATCCTAAGAACGGCTGGATGAAGCTCGACGAGTTCAAGCTCGAGCAGTTCGGAGATCAACGTCGTCAGGACATTCATGTCCCAAACCTCGGCCTGAGCTTGCGCGCTTGGATCGGAAAGACCCGTAAGGGTAAGTTCTGTATCAAGTTCGTAATCCTCGACGAGAAGGGCATGCCTCCGGCACCCCGTCCTCGGTAATTTGCGACCTGGTCGCATGGTAGTCGTTTATCGGAGCTAGCTGCGGGGTAACCGCGGTGAAGGGGCGAGCGTTAAGCCACTGTGGCAACACGCTCCCCCGCTCCACCACTTAAGGAGACTTATATGAAGATCATAGTTGACATCGAAGATCTGCAGGCTGATGAGCAAACGCTGAATCACTTGACGCATGTGCTTTATGGTGCTTTAACAGAGTTTGTCGCTGTCCGTTGTACAGAGTATGCTGGCAAAGACTACGTTGCACGCCGGTATCCGACTCTGGACGCCATGGACGCCCAAGCTATGCGTACTACAATCTGGCAACGCTGTAGGGTTGCCGATGAACTTCGCGCAGCTTGTGCCCATGGTGTTACTATTGAGGAGTAATAGCCATGTTAGAGATCGTATTGTGGTTTGGCTTCATAACCGCGATCGGTGAGTTCATATTGTTGAAAACACTGCCCTGTAGGCTACGAGCTTGGCTCGTAGGGCCAGGGCAGCATCTGACCCACTTTGGGTTTGCTGCATTCAACTTATGGATTCATTGGGGCACAGTGACTGGTACGATGACTGCTGTTGTTGCATTCATTGTATCCACAGTCGTCTGTGATTTTGTGCGTCGCACGACAACGCGTAGCGCGTAACGTCAGCACAAGAGCATAAGCCCTAATCCTTAACTACTTAAGATAAACGCCAACGTGTGAGAAAGGAGCAGCATGGGGAAAAATATAAAGGTAGGCGATCTGGCCTATATATACCGCTCCGCTGCATGCTGCGGTGCGAACAACGACATTGGAAAGATCGGCCAGATAGCAGCCATCCATAGAGTAACACTGTGGTGTACTAAATGCTGGACAGCGTACACCGGAATGTATGCAACTTGGACTAGTAGTCCTGTCGATACTTATCCCATCTACATGCTCAAACCCATTGATGGACTGAGCCAGGATGAGAAGCTCGAAGAGTCCATATTTCATCCCTATGGAGAGCACGCTCGGGTAACAGAAGAGGCAGCAAAGCCCTCGCGTCCCGTCCCACAGAAGGTGTAGTTTAGTTAGAGGAGTCGCATATGGTAATTATGAATGATAGACGTAGAGCCAAACTGCTGAGCAGGTTGTGGCAACACGACAGTGTCGCTGCCATACGGATCGCTGTGTGGTACTACGACGCAGATATTTTCTTTTATCTATGGTAGTCCACATGTGGAGACACAATTTATGTCGCTACTAAAGAAGGTCACAGTCCTAAGTCCTCTGGTTGAGGAGCTCGGTGTATTCATCGTGCCCGAGAACTCAGTTGCTTGTAATCTGTTGTTATACCTGCTTGAGGAGAAAGAGATTGCCTATGACATCGAATCCATCCAAAGACCGGGGTCGCGTAGTTCACTGCAAGAAAGAGAAGTTTGATGTATATATCGGACGGCCTGGGTACTTCGGTAATCCGTTCGTACTACATCGAGAACAAGATCGTGAGTCTGTCGTTCATCGTTACGAGCTCTATGCTCGGAAGCGCATGATCGAGGACATCGAGTTCGAGAAAAAGATCAAAGACCTGTACGGCAAAACGCTTGGATGCTATTGTGCTCCAAGACTTTGTCATGGAGATATCTTGTTAAAAATCGCAGAGGAGCTACAGTAATTAACCAATGGATGAGACGCCCAAATGGTAGGGCACCGGGCTGTAAACCCGTGGTCGGCTAGTTCCGTGTAGGTTCGAATCCTACCTCATCCACCAAATTTGCACTATGGAGCCGCTATGAAAACCTTCTTAGTAGACTACAAATACAGAGTCAAAGCAGTCAATGATGTAGATGCGCAAGAACGCACGCTATTGTACATCTATAACTCTGATTACCGTAATGCGTGCAAAGCATCGAGTAATCCAGTCGTCAAGGAAGAGATCACCATCAGACAAGTAACTGAATCAGACGGATGGGAGATAGCACCATGAAAATACGTAAGATAGTAACTGTCGAAACAAGAATGTTCAGAATCATCGTTATGTGCGGCATAGTTATATTCTTGTTCTCAGTTATTTGTTTGTTAGCCGCCATTATGGCAGAACAAGAGTTGCGTTACCTGCAGAAACGCAGCTCATATCCAATACGTGTTGAGAAGGAGATCTTCGATGTTGGAACCTACAGGTGTCAAAAACAGCTCGATTACGTCATCTTCCCACGGAAAGGTCAAACGTACGTATTCGCATGTAGTGACGGCAACAAATACAAAGACACCATCACCCTTACAACGACAGTGGATAAGCCAGCAGTCGACTATGCATTGGACTAACTGGCTACTGACCGTTTTCATATTACTACTCTTGTCTTTCGCTTATAGTAATGTTGATGGTGCTGATTTATCTTTGAAGGATAAAGTAGGGTCAGTACTTATTTTGCATGACAGTAAGTGTGATAGTAAGAAAGTACTTTATGTCATGACATATAGAAAGCTTCCAACGAAAGGAATGAAAAATGCTGAGTTCTTCTCAGTCAGTAAAGGAGCAACAAAAGGATGCTGGGATGCGAACCCGAAAACAGGACAAATCTTCCTCCTCTTCGAAAACGGCATGTGGTCAACCAGTTTCTATCTACACCAGTTTGGAGAAGAAGGCAAAGAGCTCAGACCTCGTAGCGGCCAACAGAGTAAACACCATACTAACAAGAAACAGTTCTTCGCCGAATTGGCCAGAGACACAGCTAATGATGGCTATATTACATCAAACAGTAATGGATCTAATAAGCCCGGAAGATGAATACATTGAAGCAAATGCAAGAAGGTTTCTAAGAATGAAATGGTTCACAATGGTTTGTGACTATTGTGGTTTAGATCCACAATTTGCTCGCGAACTGATAAGAGGAGCTCATGAAATCAAGAGACAACGAAAAACCCATTGAAGTAGCAATCGACTCAAGTTCACCTTTATGGCGCCTGCTTGAGCCGATAGATCCAAACGGTGATCCTCTCGACCTGTTAATCAGGGCTGAGGATGGCGACGAAATCGCAATTTCAATCTTAAGACCATGGAAAGGAAACACAATGAACTACCTGAATCATCTTGTAAACGAATGCGACGAGAACCGCATCAGTCAGTCTGCCCTCGTCACGGCGATTCGTTCCATCGCTAACCTCTGTCACGGAAATCTGCAAACCATCAGCAGCGTACGTCTCGCCAACATCGAGAAACGCGGCGATGCTGATTTGACCCGTGCAATGGTGGAAGGCACGATGGATCATCCCGCCGGCGAACCAGGCGACGAAGGAGCTGAAATCGAACGTTCAGCAGAGCTTGGTTTTGCACATCGTCTGACCGTAACGCAACGTGGTGATTGCTTTGCTTCAATCAGGGAAGCATGTTTCAATCTGGCTGCAGAACGCGGCTTTACTGGGTTCGATGCACCCCGTAACTTCAAGGATTACCTCGAAGGTAGGGTCGCCCGCCTTCGTACCGGCGCTGTCAGTGAAGCTGATATTGCTGTGATCCAGAAGAAGATGCTGGGTTATGATCGTGACCAAGCAAAGGCTTTTGCCCTGAAGAGCAACAAAGCTCGTGCAGAAGAGCTCGAGAAGAACGCAGACGCAGTAATCGCTGAAGACAGTTCGTACGAAACTGACATCGACTTTGAGGAAGCCTGTGGTTCGCTGGGTTGGCTATTCCAGCAACGCATGCGCGTCAAGGTTATCGACGGTATCATGTATGAAGTCAAGCGAATCGACAAGGTTCTGGAGAATCACACAACGTTTGAAGCACTCATCGCAAAAAGGAACGATCTGTCCCTTGATGCGCTCGTCCTCGAGAATGAGCTCAAACAATTCGAGAGGACCTACCGTACCTCCATCAACAAAGAAATGGGTGAGACTGGTTGGACGCCCTCGGTAGTTGATCCTGAACATCAGAGCAAGATGAACTACACCAGGAAGTTGATTGCACTGCAGGCGCAAGAGCAGCAAGCTGCTTAGTCTGTCTCCTCAGCGGCTCCTCGCTGATTACCCCGCCGGTGGCAACCCCACTGGCGGGGGTTTTTTATTTGAATAACTACTCTATATGGGGACTAATATGAAACGTCCATTTTGGTTTATGTACGCAGTCATACTGGGTACACTTTTGTTGTTTGGCAACGGTAACGCAGCTCCTCCAGTGTTTGAAGGTGGTCTCGGTTTCGGTAAGGGGCAGGGAGTAGCCTGTAATGGCCCCGCTGCGCTCATGAATCCGTTCTGTAGAGGCGTAACACCACCGTCTCCTCCGCCTCCGCCCGTAACACCTCCGCCCGTAACACCTCCTCCTGTGACGCCTCCTCCTGTGACGCCTCCGCCCGTAACACCTCCGCCCGTAACACCTCCGCCCACGGTAACACCGCCTGTAGCACCGCCACCGCCTAGTACTACGCCGCCGGCTACAACGCCACCGAGTACAGCAGCGCCGTCATCGCAAGGTGGAAGTAATGCAACGCAGAATGCGGGCCATAGTGGCAAATCTACATTTGCCAAGGTTGTAGAAATTGGCATCGCTGCAATTACGGCCTACATCATTATCTGTATGATCGTTGAGCAGAACGATGATGTCTCCCAGGAAGATAAAGACTACTGGTGTGGTCGAGACGAAGAGTGGGAAGGTACTCCATTCCCAGTTGACAACTCAATCGATTAGTTTTGAATGGGAACTGGTGGTACCCAATGGCGGGTTTAAATGGAATGCCCCTCCAGCCACCAGAGCCCAAGTGAAAGAGAAGAAATGAGCGAGACGACTATCCTTGTTGTGCTGTGGGCCATAACGAGTGTAATTTACATAGGTGTATTCCTACACGCTTATTACAGGATGGGGGAGGGTTTTATGAAAACGAATACTTTGGGCGACATTATTCGCAAGGCAGAGCTTAAGCAAGATCGAATTGACGCCTATCGACGCGGCGAATATGTCATTGGTCATCACGCGTTTGATGGTTGCACTGGGTTATGGACCAAGGCGGATTGGATCAAGGCCGTCACGTTCAATGATCCGCGTTTGGAAAAGGAAAAGTTTGATGACTAACCTGCCTCAGCTTATGAGCGAGACGCCGAGAACGGATGCCCTTACCGGAACATTTTATTTGCGATGCGATGAATGCCCGCAACCTGATAGATGCGAGCGTATGAAATCCGTGCATCCTGACGACGTGAAAGCCCTTGAACGCGAACTAGCCGCTGTCGAGGCGAAGCTGCGGGAGTGCGAGAAAGATGCGGAACGGTGGCGGATTTTGGTCGATAAATCTTTAGGCCCGGTTCCTACGTTTTCTATTCACTATTGCATAGGGCACGATTGGTGCCGAGCGGTCTGGCGCGGGGAGCTGCAATCCGTCATCGACGCAGCGAGGGAGGAAAAATGAGCGAGACACCTAGAACAGATGCGAATAGTTGGATTAGTCCAGAAAGCGATTCGGGACGTGTTTGTGATGCGCGTTTTGCCGCCGAACTAGAACTTCAGTTGGCCGTCGCTAAGGCCACGTTCAAGAAAGCAACAGGCTATACACTGGAGGAATACGCAAAGATGAGACAGGAGATCGCAAATGAGCGATGAATGTATGTACCCCGGCTGTCATCGCAGATCGAGCGGCTATTATGACATTACGATTACCGGCATCGGGGACTTCATCTTCCATTGCGATGACGTAATTCATAAAGAATGGGCCTTTGCAAAAGAAAGGATGATTAGTGAAAGGCGAAAAAAAGAGCGCGAGGAAAAGAAAATGAGCCACTACATAGAACGATGGTGCCAAGAGCATAAGGAATGGGACGACGATGTAGATTGCCCATCAGAAGGATGTCCGAAGTGTATCGAGGAAGGGAAATTCAAGACGCGGGCTATGCTGAAAGCGGAAGTCGAGCGGCTGACGCGGGAGCGGGATGAGGCGCAGGAGGATGCGGAGCGATATCGTAAAAAACGCGATATTGATGCCGGAGCATATGTCAGGTCCGATGCTTATCGGAACAATCCACCGAGGGTTCGTGATTCATTGTTAGCCGCTTGGTGGGAGGCATACAACGCCGCCATTGACGCAGCACGGGAGGAGAAATGAGTGAACAAGTAGCCCTGTTTCTCGGACGCTTTGCCCCGTTTCATAATGGACATCTGTATGTGCTGAAACGAGCAATGCAGAAATACGATCATGTGATCATGGGCGTTTGCGGATATAACAGATCCTGTGATCCAAAAACCCCGTTCTCTCCATATGATAGAATTTGGATGATTCAAAATGCTATAGAAGGAAATTTCAAAGTTTCGTATATCTACGTAAACGATTACCCGGATAGCGATCACGAATGGGCTACTGAAATCATCAAGAGCCTAGAATTCAAGATGCCTAAAGCAAAAGTAACTATCATTGGCGCACCAAAAGATACAGATACGGACTACTATTTGAACTATCTCTCCGAAGTAACGGGTTGGCCTTTGGACCTTATACCTTATACCACCGTCAACATTCTCCCTAGTTCTACGCTTGTCCGCGAATTACTCTTTCACGGATCGCTTAAAGGCGAATATGTCACGGATCCTTTTGCATTTATATCTTATCTTGTTCCCCCTTCTACTTTGAAGTTTCTTCATTCTTATATCAATACATCAGAATATAAACTCATAGTTAATTGGATTGAACAAAACAGAGCTTTACGCAGTTTTCAACGTGCAGGAGAACCTATTTTTGTAACCACAGACGCCATATTAAGAAATATCGATAGACAAATTCTTATAATTAAACGCGGTGGAGCGACGGGCCATGGGTTGTGGGCTTTACCAGGAGGATTCGCTGAACCTGACTTAACGTTAGTAGAAAACATGCGTAAGGAATTACGCGAAGAAGTAGGTGTTGATCTAAAGAATCAGAATCCAATCCATTCGTGGGTCGAAGACAAAGTTGACCGGAGTACTAGAGGACGCACCATCACGCATGTTTTCGTGTGGGAAGTAGGGGCACCAAATGTATTCCGATCAAATGAGGCTTTAGAGTTTCGTTGGGTTTCTTTTAAGAATTTTCCAAAAGCACAGGAGTGGTTTGAAGACCATTATTTCCTTGCTCAAAAAGGACTAATTTATGATAATAAATGAAGATACTACATTGAACCCACTGTTTAGGTCGGACTCCTACAAGCACAGTCACGCACCATTATACCCTCCAGGCATTACAGGCATGGATGCGTATATTACCGCAAGGAAGAAAGGTGCGCGTGTCATGTTGTTTGGCTTGCAGATGCACCTGCGTAAATGGCTCGAAAATATTTGGCCTATTCAACCGTATGATGTAGCAGAGACCGCTGAATTTCTCGCAAGTCATGGAGAACCATTCGATGAAAAACCTTGGATGTACCTCATTGAAAAATACGGCGGCTATCCGCCCGTCACCATTAAAGCCATACCTGAAGGTCTTCTCGTCCCGGCTCAATGCCCACTGGTACGTATCACATGTACTGATCCGAAGCTCTTCTGGTTACCTATGTTCCTTGAGACGGATCTCCAAAGAGCCGTTTGGTACCCCTCAAGTGTCGCCAGCCAAGACCACGAACACTACCTTGCTATCAAGCGGTGGTGGGGTCTCACTTGTGATTCCTTCGCAGGAATGGAATTCGCACTACACGACTTTGGAGGGCGAGGCGTCACGTGTGGAGAACAGGCCCAAATCGGAGGCGCTGCTCACCTTGTGCACTTTAGCGGATCTGACACGTTAGAAGGAGTGTGGGCTGCAAATAAATACTACGACGCACAAATGGCCGGATTTAGCGTCCCCGCGTCCGAGCACAGTATCCAGTGCGCTTGGGGCCCCTTACGGCAAAAAGAATACTTAGAGCACGTCTTGCACACGTACGCCAAAGAAGGAACGATCGTTAGTATTGTATTGGATGGATACGATACACTTCGGGAGGTCACTACATTATGCACTGTCCTTAAAGACAAAATCGTTGGATCTAAGGCTCTCAAGGTGGTATTCAGGCCTGACAGCGGAGACGCGATCAAGTTGGTCGGAGAAATTCTCCAGATACAAGCAGCAGTGTTTGGAACCACTCGTAATCAACGTGGTTATAAGGAGCTTAATGGTGTGGGCGTTATCCAAGGCGACGGTGTCGACAAAACTGCGATTGAAGCGATATTGGCCAGGGCGGAGGCCTTGGGCTTCGCGTCAAACAATATTGTATTTGGCTCCGGCGGCGCACTCCTCCAAAAACTTAATCGCGACACGTATGGTTTCGCGCAGAAAGCTTCCGCTGTGGAGGAAATCCACCGTTGGAAAGGAATATACAAAGATCCGGTTACAGATCCCGACAAGCGATCGGCGGCTGGCAAATTGGAGACGTTCCGCTCATTGCTCACCAGCGAGTATGTATGCCTGGACACAATCGAAAAAATATCCGACGAGTTTGTGCCTGTCATGAGAGTTGTGTACGATAAGGGCATTTTACATAACCTAGAATCGCTTGACCTGATACGAAAAAGAGCTCGCACATGAACACATGGACAGCTATGATAGCTCTATGGCCTGCGTGTGGCCACTCAAAACACCCAGAAAATAGTACTCGTTCGGGAAAGTGGCCACGCTGTAGAACTTGTCATATAAGCTACATGAAGAAATACCGCAAACGAATTAAAAAATCGCTCTCGAAAGGACAAAAGTAATGAAGGTAATCCATGAAGAGGGCAGTCGACCAATTAAACTTTGGACCGATGATGTTGAAGAGAGCGCACTTGAACAACTCAAAAACATCGCTAAACTACCATTCATCGCCCCCAACGGCGTGGCGGGCATGCCAGATGTCCACTGGGGTATTGGCGCTACCGTTGGTAGCGTCATTGCCACTCGAGGCGCTATCATTCCTGCCGCAGTCGGAGTCGATATTGGATGCGGAATGGTTGCGGGTAAAACAAGTATTAAGCTGTCCCAGCTTCCCGATTCGTTGGCATCCCTACGTGACAGCATCGAGAGGGCCGTGCCCCTTGGTCCCGGAGGCGCCCACCGCGGTGATAGGCAATCAGGTTATCTTCCTCGAATACCATCATCCAGATTTGCTGACACGCTTTGTCACTTGGGCTACACAAATCTTACGAAAGCTGAATCACAGATCGGTACCCTTGGATCTGGAAACCACTTCATCGAAATATGTGGAGACCAAGATCAGAACGTCTGGATTATGCTCCATTCAGGGTCGCGCGGAGTTGGAAATCGACTTGGGAGTCACTTTATTGCTGCGGCAAAAGAAGAAATGCGACGATATTTCATTAATCTCCCCGACAACAATCTCGCCTATCTCCCCGAAGGAACACCGTTATTCGAAGAATATAGGGAAGCTGTTCTCTGGGCGCAGGATTACGCACGGATAAACCGTAATATAATGTTCGATACCGTATTGGCTCAACTTCAATTTGAGGTATTTGAGGAACCCGTTTTCATTATCGGGAAAGCAATTAATTGTCACCATAATTACGTGGAACGGGAGAGCCATTTCAATGATAACTACTGGGTCACTCGAAAGGGAGCAATCCGTGCACGAGATGGAGATCTCGGCATTATACCAGGTTCCATGGGTCAGCGTTCGTACATTGTCCGTGGACGAGGAGTTGCCGAAAGCTTTCATTCCTGTTCTCATGGAGCAGGTCGGAGAATGGGTCGCAAACAAGCACGAGCAACCTTTACTGTTGACGATTTACGAAAGCAAACCGAAGGTGTGGAATGCAGGAAAGACGACGCTGTACTTGATGAAATTCCTGGAGCTTACAAGGACATCGACACAGTCATGGAGAACCAGAAAGATCTGGTCGAGATTATTGCAACCCTGAAACAAGTTCTTTGCGTGAAAGGAGCGTAAATGAGGTTCATTCCCTGGTACGTTTTCGGCCTATTGGCCGCGGTGGGCATTGCGGTGACTGCTCCACAGCAACTGCCCATCGTCATATATAAGCTGTCGCTTGTGACCATTGGTCTGGTCGGCGGCTATTGGGCAGATAAAACGTTGTTTAAGAATCTTCCAAATAGACTCAAGATCACGGATCAGTTGGATCTTAATACAAATGGAGGTCTTCGGATCCTGGCACGAGCCATCATCGTCTTGGCTGTCATTCTTGGTGTCACGCGTGGCCTATGAAGAAAGAACGGTCCATATGGACTGACATAGATAATGCATTGTTCAAGCTTTTGTCTGGAATATTCGTAGTATTTATAATTCTAGCTATGCTTGTTGATTGTTCAGCCCAAGCACAAGGATACCCACCATATGAATCTCTCAAATATCGTGACGACCTCATTCGTAACGCTCGAGTCATCGGTGGACTTGGGGCGCCTATTGCACTATTTGCTGGTCAAATCCAGCAAGAGTCGGCTTGGCGACCAGATGTCTCCTCTAAGTATGCTCACGGGCTGGCACAATTCACCCCCGATACAAGCGAATGGATCTCTGGAATGTTCCCAGAGCTTCGCGAAAACCAGCCTTTTAACCCCTCTTGGGCTCTTCGAGCCCTCGTCCGCTATGACTATTGGTTAAGAGAGAGAATCCGTGGGGATGTTGATTGTGATCGATGGGCAATGGTGCTGTCAGCTTATAACGGAGGGCTTGGTTGGCTCTTACGAGATAAGAATCTTGCCAGATCAAATGGAAATAATCCCTACTTATGGTGGGGACACGTTGAGCTGTATTCAACAAGAGCTGCATGGGCTTTTAAGGAGAATCGAGAATATCCACGTAGGATTTTCCGATGGCAACATCGTTATGAAACATGGGGACAAGGAATAGAGTGTAAATAGGAGATATTTATGGTTCGAGGAGGCTCACCTGACTGGATCGGCTACGGAGTTTTGGGCGGCTGGATCTTAGCCCTACTTTTCTGCGTTGGCTGGCTTATCAACATCTACAAGCTAGTTGGATTAATCGGAGGCGATATCACAACGTGGTTTATTGCCCGGCTTGTAGGTATTTTCGTGTTACCATTAGGAGGAATACTTGGATACTTCTAACAGACATTGGAACGTAGTCGCTGGCGGCACCATCATGGTAACGCTGACATATCTGGCCATCCTTGCCATTCAAGGATCGGACAATTACATTCGTGACGCGCTACCTGTGGTAACGCCGTGGTTCACGCTTATGGGCGTGTTCCTCAAAGATAAGATTTGATCAATAGCGCGGGGTGCCTCTTGTTAAGATAAACCCTAACCACGAAAGGAGAAAGCCGACGAGTTCGTGTGTAACGAAGGAGGGCCGTCACCCTGCGCCACCCTCTATTAAGGATTACCGTGAGACTTTGGCCTTTTGAATTGGATGCATTTGTTGAACTCCTATTATGGATATTGGTAATGATAATCATAATTTTATCACTGCCCAAAGAACCTCCCGACTGGTGGTAGAGTAGTTGGTGAAACACAAGATGTTGTGCGTTGAAATTTTCCAAGGAAAGGAGTATAATGCACCGCTCTTACCAGAATAGGTGACCAATGAAAATAACTTTCCTTGAAGCTGAAGTACCTCTAACAAAAACTTTTACCATTGAAAATGGGCAACTCACAAAAACCGGCCATCCGAGGATAATCGATGTCACTAGCCACACGGAGAACTACGAAACGATCGAAGAACTCCACGAACATCTTATCCGTCACGCAGATGCTGGACACAGCATGCTCAAAGGAAACGTCACTCGCCCGCTCGTTAAGGAATCTCGAGCGGGATCCACGGATCCGAATGCTCCGACGCAGATCCTATTACTTGATATGGACGGTGTGAAAGATGTCAAAGATGTTGACCACTTTACGCGTCTTGTCGGCTTTCATGATGTGGACTACATTGCTCAGTTCAGCTGCTCTAGTGGTATTGTTGGTGATCGTGGGCTTTCTGCTCATGTCATGATGCTGTTGTCGAAGCCTACATCACCGGCCATTCTTAAACAATGGTTGATGAACAAGAACTTGACTATCCCGCAACTTCGAAACAACATCGACTTGACGAGGACTAACAATGCTCTCAGATGGACCCTTGATGTTTCGACTTGTCAAAACGATAAGCTCATCTACATTGCTCCGCCCATCCTTGGCACAAATGTCAAAGATAATTTCCAAGGAGATCGGATCCAACTGGTCAAGAAGTCTAAGCGGACAGTGGGAGATCTTGGTGCTGTGCCGTCCGCTGAAGCAAATAAAATCAAAGCGGAGAAAATGCTCAATGATCTACGAGACAAAGCAGGGCTCCCGAAAAGGAAGAAAACATCTTTCAAGAGTCACGGATCGATAGAATATCAAGCGAATCCAGATCAAGCCTCAGTCACGGGCATTAAGACCGAGAGAGGCTTTACGTATTTGAATTTGAATGGCGGCGACTCATGGGGATATTACCACCCGGAGAACAATCCAACGTTCATTTTCAACTTCAAAGGCGAGTCGATTTACAGAACACAAGACCTACTGCCCGAATACTGGAAGGATGTTCGTGGGAAGATCAACGAGATACATCCTGATGCCAAAGGCAAGCTTTATCTCGCGGTTAGGGATTTCCGTACGGCAGGTTACTGGAACGGGACTTGGGAACCGAAAGCGCAGAGGTTGGACCTGGCTCAAGCGAAGTCCAAAGACCAACTAAAGGACTTTCTCAAGCAACATGGTCAGCCCGTGGGCGAGTTCATTCCGGATTGGGAAATTTATTTCCTTCCGAATGAAGAGTTCATTGTGGACGTTGAAAAGCATATTATCAATACCTTCCTCCCGTCTGACTATATGCGCAATGCGCGGAAAGTAAGTCACGAAGGATTACGCGTACCGCCTGCTATTAAACGCCTGATCATGCACGCCGTCGGTGACGATGAGGAGTGTTTTGATCACATGATGAACTGGCTGGCATGTATCTTCCAGTTCAAAACAAGGAGCGAGACGTGCTGGATTCTCCAGGGAGTCGAAGGGACCGGGAAAGGGCTCTTCTTAAATCGGATTTTAAGGCCTTTGTTCAAGTATGTAGTAAGCAAGCGTATGAGCGAACTGGACAGCCAATTCAATGGATACATGGAGCGCTGCCTTATCTTATGGATCGACGAAATGCAGTTGTCAGCTATGAAGTCCAGAGCAGATTCTATCGAGTCCGACTTAAAGAACTACATCGTCGAGCCAAAGCTTTCTATCAGACGTATGCACACGATGCCTTACGAGGCAGATAATTATTGCAATCTAATCATTCCGGGGAACAAAGATGACGTCATGCACATATCTCCAACAGATCGTAGGTTCAATGTATGTCCCTACCAAGAAAATAAGTTCATTACGTCTGACGAAGAGCTTGATCAAGTGGAACGAGAGCTCCCCGCTTTTGCAGACTACCTTGCAAGCTATTCCGCGTCTAAACAGAGAGCGCGTACCGCTTTGCATAACGAGGCCAAGAGCCGAATGACCCACATCACGGCTACTGGCCTCGAGGAGGTATGTAAGGAACTTCGTTTGGGCAATCTCCAGTTCTTCTGGGATCAACGCCCAGGTTCCGCTGTAACACAAACCAATACATCGCAGGATATAGCTGCAGGGGCGTACCTTAGATTAATGACCCAAGCAGCAAAAGGGGAATTGGAAATAGTGTCAAGAGAAGAGCTACAAGCTATCTTGGGATACACCTTGGGCCAAATACCTAATTCACCGCATAAGTTCACTTCGCTATTGAAGCATCACAAGCTGTTTATAAAATCACTTAGACGAAGAGAACAAAGCATACGCGGAGTCAGGGTTAACTGGCAGGTTTCAGACGAAATTAAGAATGAAATCCTTGGTCTCACAAAGGATATTCAGGCAATAGGTGAAGCATGACAGACTGGAAAGCAATGCAGGTAACAACGAGCATGGACCCACGTACTAAGCATCTTACAGTCTTGGTGCCTGGCGGTTTAAAACCGAAGTATGTAGCAATGGCGTCATGGACGCCGAAACACCTTCGCCGGGTCGCCGGCGGCGCTGGCAAAACCAGCGGAAGAGGTAAACGTAAACTCCAGCAGTTGCCGACGACGGTCCCAACTGACAATAAAGGATGGGTTATTAAATGAAGGTAGCGTACGCAGAGCTAGGTAGAACAGAGGAATCACAAGGTGTACAGCGAAGCAAAACATTCCAAATTAGAACCAACGGCCACGCATTCAAGATGCTTTCTTCCGGCCTTTATTCGGATAAGATTACGGCCGTGCTCCGAGAGATTGGTTGTAATGCGCAGGATGCGCATATTGCAGCAGGGCAAAAAAGACCGTTTTTGGTCAAGCTTCCGACCCGGCTAGACAACCAGTTCTATATCAAGGACTGGGGCATCGGGATGGACTCGAATGAGGTCGAAGATCTTTATTCGACTTACTTCGCTTCCAGTAAACAAGACTCGAACGACTACACCGGTGCGTTCGGTCTTGGATCAAAATCCCCCTTTTCGTACACAGACGCGTTCATGGTGACAGCTGTCAAGGATGGCGTCAAACGCGTATACACACTACACGTCGATAAGGTGGGCTCTCCTGTTGTATCTCTGATGCATGAAGGGCCAGCCGATGCCGATTGGCAGAGCGGGGTACAAGTAGGCTTTCAAGTAAAACCAGAGGACTTTGAAAGTTTCCGTACTAAAGCAGAACGCGTATTCCGCGTATTTTCTCCATTCCCAGAAATACAGGGCGTTAAACTCAAGCCACTTGAATTCACGGAAGACTTGGGTAAGTACGCCATGTTGACCGACGAGTGCGCACACGAACTAGACAGCGGATCATATAATTACAGACTGATAAATGCTAATTTTGTACTTATGGGTAGCGTTCTCTATCCATTAAAAATCGAGCAGCTCACACGGATTACAGGCTCCGTTGGACAATTCATAGAAGCTGCGCGTAAAATGAGCGGGCTTATGCTCCGGGTTCCAATCGGTTCAGTACAGGTCGCTGGTAGTCGGGAAGAACTACAATATGATGACGATACCAAGAAGTACCTAGCGGATATAATTGCCGAAATCCCGAAAAAGGCACTCGAAAAATTAATCAAAGAATACCGAAGTATAAAAACGTATAAAGAAACTTTTACTTTCCGTGCAAAAGCTGATCAACTTAATAACAATATCCCCTACTCCACGGATATGTTAAAACATTGTGGTGCTACGGATTCGGAAGCTAATGATATTTTTACCGCATCTCGCTATGGCTGTACATGGAAGATGCCTAGGTGGGATAGTGGAAAGCGAGGCTCAACAATTCGGTTCGTACGAAGCGCAGGCAGCTCAGAATTCCGGCTTAGAATCGATACAGCTAGTAAAGACCACGAACATAGTGTGCAACCGACTCTTGAAACTAAACTAGTTGTCGGTGATTGTCTAAATCCATACGGCCGTACACGGTTGGCAATAAAAACCGACAAATTGTCGACTTGCTTCCTTGTTACTAAGCACGAGACAGCCTTGGACGATCAAGGCGTAGAGGATGCGGTAAAAGAACTACAAAAAATGTTTAAAGATATAGAGATTATTAAGACCAGCAATTTAGACAAACCAGCCAAGATAAAGAAGGTAGCGGCGCGAGCTAACGAATACCACAATATAGACGGACAACAGGTGAAGTTAGACGACATACCGGCTGACCGTAAGCTTTACGTAAAGGTCAAACGCCGTAGCACATGGGGCAACATGCGTACCGACTACCATCTCAAGAACAGTAAGATTGGCAGGTACGAACTGTGGCAGCTTAAACGGAATCTCGATAGTATGGAAAGTATTATCGGAGAATTCCACTGGCCGTTGGAATTCACAGAACGCCAGATTAAACGGTATGGACTGGAAGATGACCCGGATTGGACGGAGTGGGAAGACTATATCAAGGAGAAGCTCGAGAAACAAACAGCAAAAGATGAACTTAAAAAGCTTCTCGGTAAGAATAAGTTGACCGTAGATATGGCCTACAGTGGACTGTACGCCAAGGACATATTGACCATATTGTGCTGTTTCAAGAAAGAACATCCGCAGTTTTTTAAGGTGATAGAACCGGTACTGAAAAACCACGGGCTTCTCAACACGGTAGAAACAGTATACAATGACAGTATCGCAAAAACATCAGGAAAAAGTCAAGTGTACAGTGCCGGTCAGATATCTGAGATATTTAGTACGTATGCTGAACTATGCACTAAGTTCGGCGCCAATGCTTCGGTTCCACAAGCTCCAAAGACATCGGCGGTTAATGCCTTCGCAAATTACAAGAAGGCAGCAAAGCTTGGGTGGAGCACGTTCATGACGCTCTGCCAGATTGATCCAGAGTATCTTAAACACGTGTTAGACAGTGAACTAAAGAAAGGTTAACCATGATTCCTATGATTGTAACAAAAGACGGCATTAACTTCATGCTTGGCTCTAAGCCGTACCATGTAGCGCGAACTGATCCGCATTTTGAAGATGTGTATAATGCGGTGAAGAACGATGCTGATGACTGGGAGATTGAGGAAATTCTCAATCGTGTCAAGAACCAGCTAGGCAAACTTCAGGATCTGTCACCGCGTCTGTCGTTCGATGGCGCAGTAATTTGGTTCAATGGAGAAATACTGCGTAATTACGCAGCTGATCGTCTGCTCGCTATGCTCGCCAGCGGCGATCCGATCGATCCGGTTGTCAACTTCCTAGAGAACCTGCTCGAGAACCCGAGTAAAACGGTGGTCGATAACTTGTACAGCTTCCTGGAACACGGCAGGATCCCGTTGACGCAGGATGGACACTTTCTGGTGTACAAGGCGATCAACAAAGACTGGACCGATATCTATACCGGAAAGTTCGACAACAGTATCGGGGCTAAACCCGAAATGGTGCGAAACAAAGTCGACGAGGATCGGAACCGTACGTGTTCGACGGGATTTCACGTTTGCAGTTACGACTACTTGCCGCATTTTGCGCACGCGGATGGGCACGTGGTTGTCTGTAAGGTAAATCCGGCAGACGTGGTAGCTATCCCGAACGACTACAACGATACCAAGATGCGCGTATGCAGGTACGAGGTTATCAGTGAGGTCGACGAATACTACCGCAATGAAGAGAACATCCTGACCACGCAGCCTCTGTTCCACGTCGGCGGAGTCGATCCGGATTCATATGGATTCGATGACGACGAAGAGGAAGAGGAAGAGGAAGATGATGAAGAAGCATCGGCAGAAGCTGGTGATACGTACGCTATTCGCGCTCGCCGCCACGGCTGTCAAGTCTCCGAGGTTGTTGAAGATGGGATAGAAGGCTACAAGAACGCGCACACATCTGCTCGTGAGAAGTTTATTGCAGGTACTTCGCGTGGTGGTGTGGTAGCAGTAGCCGTGGTCAATGAAAATACGGGTGAGTTGATGTACACCTGGGGCCTATGGACCGCCTAACCCCAGAACTAGCTCGCATCCTGCAGAAACGCATTCGTCGGGTCATAGAGAAAGCTCGCTATGACCCGGCGAGCGTTCATGATATGGAAGCGGCGGCCTACGAAGTAATCAGACCGTACTTACCATTGGAGAAGAAAGATGACACGCAGTCAGTTGATAGCAGGACTAGCAAGCATGCAGGGCAAGGACACAGGAATCGTCGTCAAGAATCAGCAGACGGAACAGGTCATGCCCATCAAGACAGTGGGTGTGGAAAAGAACCCGTTTGGACGTGAGGACGAATTCTTAACGGTATTATACGTATAAAATCAAGGATTTATGTGATATATAGAGACTTGATTTCCGCCGAGGAACGTGGTATCATCGGGGCTTTCTCAAATAACGAAGAAAGCCTAGAGATGAAGTTTAAAGCGTGGAGTCATTCTCGTATTACGACGTTTCAGCAATGCAAGTTCAGGGCCAAATTGGCCTACATCGATCGAATCCCCGAACCGGAGCGTCCGCTACCGCCGGGTAAAACGGAGCACGCAAATGAACGGGGTGAAAGACTTCATATCGGCGCCGAAGCGTACATCCGCGGAGGCGTGGAACTGCTACCTGAACTATCGGCGTACTACGAAGCCGAGTTTAAACGAGCTCGAGAACTGTTCAAGCAAGGAAAACTCTCCCTCGAAGGGGAGTGGGCATTCACTAAAGACTGGGAATCCACAGCCTGGAAATCAAGCGACGCTTGGTGTAGAATAAAGGCTGACATGGTAGCGTTCATGACCGACGATTACGCAGTAGTCGTGGATTATAAGTCGGGCAAGAGCTATGGAAACGAACTGAAGCACACGGAGCAGTTGCGGTTGTACGCAATCGCTGCACTCCTGAAATACCCGAACATTAAGAAAGTGCGCACGGAAGCGTGGTACCTCGACCAAGATGAACTTCTATCGATGGACTACACGAGAGCACAAGCCTTGAGGTTCCTGAATAACTTTGAAACGCGTGGCAAGGAAATGACGGAGTGCGAAGAATTCCCTGCCAATCCGAATCAATACAGCTGCAAGTGGTGCCCGTATAAACCCGAGGCACTCGGCGGCACAGGACACTGCGATGTAGGCGTATAACAGCCCTGTAAGTGTAGACAGCGACATCCCTGCCTTGTAAGCAGGAGAGGACCGTGCAAATCGTGTCACAGGGCTCCAGATTATTGTGAGGTGAGTTATGAAACATCAACCAGCTACGCCGCTGCCGTGGAGCTATGTCCCGATTTCTGACTTTGACGAGGACGATGACGGCAACAAGGGGCATTGGAAAGATGGGCAATTTTTCCCCGTGACCGATGACGAATTAACGCAACAATTAACAGATCACGATTTCGCCGCCCACGCCGCCAACGCCTACCCTCGCTTGATCGAACAAGTGAAGGTATTTGCCTTCGCGGATTGGGCTTGTGACTGCGTAGATCAAGGCTGGCATGGCGAGGAGGGTCACACCCTAAGCTGCCCGCAGGGTGACGCGCAAACTTTACTCCGCGACCTCGGAGAATTGTCTTAATTTGCACGGTAGTATTCACGGTGAGTACACCCGGCTGTTAACCGGAGGAGCTTGGTTCGATTCCAAGCCGTGCAGCCAGAACAGGAGGCAAAATGAGAGATTTCCGACTGAAAGTTCCTGCGTTCATCGCGGTGATCCTCACCGCTGTTGTCCTGTTCATCGCTGCGCTATTCCTGACAAGCTAGGAGACAAAATGATATGAGACTACATACTGAATGCCAAGCTGCCGGAAAATGCCTAAACGAGACAGGAAATCACGCGCCGTGTGAGGGTGAGTGTGACCTCCAAGTAATAGAAGATTTTGAAAGGGAAGAGCGATGGGATTGTCCCTTACACGGATTGCAAGATGGACCGGAGTGTCCGCGTTGTTGATTCTAGGACTGACCGGGTTCCATAATTGGGAGCCACATGCAAACCCATGGCAAGGAGTAGTCATGACGTTCCCGAAGTCAGGTACAGGTATATTCACTGGAGTGGCTCGCACATTTAAGACCGAAAAAGAATGTAAGAAATGGGAAATAGACACAAGAGTTAGAACAGGTAAAGTGCATTTCATATATGCACCACAGCAGTTTGACGTAACAGGTGGTTGTAAGAAGGTGGGCTGATGGCTATTAGACATTTAATTGCTGTAAATTGTCTGCAAACAAACGATCTGTTTCAGCTATCAGAGATGCTGAAGGACGCAGTCAAAAATGCAATTGACGATAAATCGGACCCAATCAGGGATCCAGCCATCAATATAATCTGCCATCAAGTAGCATTTGCAGGAAACGGAGATCATCCCTTCCTGAAGTATTACAAAGAGTCATATGACTATTGTATGGCGCAAATACAACGTGATCAACACGGTTTACCGGAGAAAGATGATGAAAAGCCGATTTATTCGGGTTCCTAGTACCAGAGCAATTTTCGCAGTTGAAAACCTAGTCGCGGTTATTCCGCAGGATATAAATGCCTATGGTTTAATCATCAAGGGCTTACCCACGGTCATGGGTGCCCTTAAAGCCGACGGTAGCGATGTCGACTTCATCGTCGAACAACTCGGCGGTGAGCTGGCCCAAACTGAGGGTACGGCTGAACAAAAGTTGGTAGATACGAATGCAGAGTAGCGTCCCGCCGCTCTTCGAGCATCAGAAGGGCGATATTGAGTTCGAGCTCAATAATGACCGGGTCTATGATGCCTCCGATCCTGGAACCGGAAAGACCCGGACAAGACTCGAAGTGTTCTCGCAGCGTCGCGCCAAAGGCGCGAACTGTATGCTAGTGATCGCCCCCAAGTCGTTGTTGTACTCGGCTTGGGTGGTCGATTGCCAGAAGTTCACGCCGTGGCTGAAGGTCGTTACGGCGTACGCGGAAAATCGAGAGAAGGCTTTCAAGCAGCAGGCGGACATCTATGTTACCAACCACGACGCTGTTAAGTGGCTCGCAAAAAAGCCAGCGTCTTTCTTTGATAAGTTCTCTGATCTTGTTGTTGACGAAAGTGGTGCGTTCAAACACCGCACGTCCCAACGTTCCAAAGCACTAGGCAAGATCAAGGGCTATTTTCCTAGAAGGGTGTGCATGAATGGTACTCCTAACCCTAACACGATCACCGACATCTGGAACCAGATTAATATACTTGATGACGGGAGGAGACTCGGGCGATCCTTCTTTGCTTTTCGGGCCGCTACCCAGCTACCCGAACAAGTCGGTCCAAAGCCGAATATGGTCAAATGGTCGGATCGTGCTGGTGCTGAAGAGTCTGTCTCCGACCTAATCAAGGATATCACTATACGCCACGTGTTCGAGGAATGTCACGACATTCCACCGAACCACAACTACATCATGCCGTTCCAACTTACCAGTAAGCTGGAGAAAGCTTATGAGGAAATGGAGTCGAAAGCAGTATTGGCACTACGGACCGGAACCGTTACCGCTATCAACGCAGCTGCAGTCGTTACAAAACTACTTCAGATTGCGTCAGGTGCTGTATACGAAAACGAAGACACCTACCACATCCTTGACGAAGCCCGATACGAACTCGTAGCTGATCTAGCTGACGCACGAAAGTTCAGCGTGGTATTCTTCAATTGGAAGCATCAACGAGATCTACTCCAAAAGGTGTTCGATGAAAGAGAAATCACATACACGGTCATTGATGGGTCAGTCACGAAAGGCAAGAGGGACAAAGCGGTTGAGTACTTTCAGAACGGCTTTTATCGTGTTCTCCTCGCGCACCCTAAGTCAGCAGCTCATGGACTCACTCTTACAAAGGGCACGTCAACTATTTGGACCAGTCCGACTTACAACTTGGAGCATTGGCTCCAAGGGAACCGCCGTATCTATCGTGCCGGTCAAACAGAGAAAACAGAAACAATCAACATCATCGCGGAAGGCACGTTAGAGGAGCATGTATATTCGGTCCTCGTAAACAAGGGCGTCAAGATGATGGACCTGCTGACATTGCTTAAGGACATGGGAAATGCCCCAGCCGACGGAGGAAAAGAATAGTCCGTGGCTCGTGTACATCGATACCCAGACATTCCTATATGCAAGATACCAAAGGAATAAAAACGATGTGCGAGCCACAGCACCACGACTTCTCAGGCCCGACGAGGTCGAGAGGTTCCGAATAAATCCGCAGTCTGTGATAGACGAAGGAATAAATAAATGAATTTAGTTACACTTGACTTTGAAACTTACCACGACGACGATTATACGCTTTCTAAACTTGCTACTTCTGAGTATGTCCGTGATCCAAGGTTTGAAGCAATTAGTTGCGCAATCAAGATCGACGACAACCCAACGGAAGTATACTTCGGACAGGATATCCGGCGGGGACTCAAGACGGTTGACTGGGCAAACACGATCTTGCTCTGCCACCACACCCAGTTCGACGGACTCATCCTCAGCCATCACTACAACATCGTACCCGCTAAGTACGCGGACACCCTATCGATGGCACGAGGACTTCACCCCAAAGGGAAATCCGCATCGCTGGAAGAAGTGGCAAAGAAGTACGGCAAAACCAACAAATTAAAAATGCCAGATTTCAAGGGGAAACATGAATGTCAACTTACTGATGAGGAAAGGCAGGCTATTACTGCCTACAACGGTGTCGACGTCGACGCGTGCCGGGAGATCTACGATGAAATGGTCAAGAGCTTTCCTGAGGCGGAGCTCGACCTCGTTGACGTTACGGTACGTATGTTCTGCGACCCGGTACTCAAGGTGGATCTGGTTAGCGCGCAGACCGAGCTGGACAGGGAGGTTGCGGCGAAAGAAAAGGCCATTGGTGACAGTGGGTGTGATGCGAAAACCCTCTCTTCTAACAAACAATTTGTGGCGAAGCTCGAAGAACTCGGGATCGATGTCCCCAAGAAACCCAGCCCTACCGTTTCAGGTAAGATGATTCCAGCTGTCGCCAAGAGCGACGAAGCACTAACTGCGCTACTGGCTCATCCGGACGAACAAGTAGTAAAGCTGGTGGAAGGCCGATTGGCAGCAAAGTCAACGATCGGTGAATCAAGAGCCCTGCGTCTGATTAAGTATGGCACAGGTATGAATCTTCCGATATACTTGTCATACTGTGGCGCACATACGATGAGGTGGTCAGGCGGCGACAAGCTTAACCCGCAGAACTTCAAACAAGCGCAGAAGCTCGGAGGAGCGCTGCGATCGTGCATTATGGCTCCGGACGGCCACGTCTTGGTGGTTGTGGACGCCTCTCAGATCGAGGCAAGATTCACAGCTTGGCTTGCTGGTGAGGAAGAACTTCTCGAAGATTTCCGGCTTAAGCGCGACCCATATTGTGCGTTTGCCTCCAAAGCGTACGGTCGACCGGTCACGAAGGCCGACAAGGAAGAGCGGTTCGTAGGAAAGACCTGTGTGCTTGGCCTCGGCTACGGAATGGGCGGTGCGAAACTGCAGACAACCATCTTGGCTCAGTCGACGAACCAAGGGCTAGACCCTGTACGGCTACCACTTGACGTGTGCTACACACTTGTGTCAGTATACCGGCAAATGAATTCTAAGATTGCTAGGATGTGGGGTTGGTTGAACGACTACGGTATCCGATACATGATCGAAGGCGAGAATGTAGAGTGGAAATGCCTCAAATTTATGCAAGATGCGGTAGAAATGCCCAATGGATTGAAGTTGCAATATCCTGGGCTTGACGGACATATCACAGAGAAGGAAGGCACAGGTTTCTTCGCAGATATGGGGCGCCACGCCGCTGTTATGGACGCATCCTATCTAACGTTCAAAGGACGCAGTAAGATCTACGGAGGCCTGTTCCTCGAGAACATAATCCAATGTCTCGCCCGGATCAAGATCGGTGAATCAATGCGTAAAATCGCCAAGCGCTACCGCGTGGTGATGTCGTCACACGATGAAATTGTATCAGTAGTGCCAATAGCAGAAGCACAAGAAGGGCTCTATTGGATGCTCGAGCAAGTATCAACCCCACCAGTTTGGGCGCCAGACATACCACTAGCGGCCGAAGGTGGATTCGACCAGAGGTATTCAAAATGAGCAGGACAGTCGCGGACCTTTCAGACGAGATTTTGGCTATTAAGAACGATATCCAAATGCATGAGCAAGAGATAACAGAACTCAAAAAACAAAAGGAGGAACTGGAAAGGGAACTTATCGCGGAAGCAGAAAAGCAGCAACTTAAATCGGGCGCGGGAACATCATCCTCGTTCTCGATTAAGGAAGAAACAGTACCACAAGCATCAGACTGGGATGAAGTTTGGAAATTCATCAAAGAGAATGATTACTTCCACATGGTTCAGAAGCGACTGTCTTCTACAGCCTGTAGAGAATTGTGGGAGCTTGGAACGACAATTCCTGGAGTAAACAAGTATACAAGTCACAAAGTCAACGTTAAAGGAGTGGATTAATGAATCCAGGTACTGAAGTATTAGACATCAACAAAGTGCTGGCTGAGGAAGCTGCTCAGATCAGCAAGCGCATCGCAGCTGGTGCGCCGTTCATCAAGTGTACGCAAGACAAGAAGTTCATGATGCCCGATAAGACGGAATCTGCTGGCCCGTTGTCGGCGGTCATCATTGACTTCATCGCAGCGAACTATTTCTTCGATCGCGAGTATGAGAAGGGAGCCATAGTGCCCCCGGCGTGCTTCGCGCTGGCCGTGGAACCGCGCAGCATGGTACCCCACGAGACAGCTCCTGCGAAGGAGGCGGAGGCCTGCAACGGTTGCCCGAACAACGAGTTCGGCTCGAAAGGCAAAGGAAAGGCTTGCCAGAATACGCGGCTTCTAGCCGTGGTAAGCCCGGATGAGAAAGATCCGCAGATCTATCTGCTTAAGGTCAGCGCAACCGGCGTAAAGCCGTTCGATAACTACGTTCAGTCGATTAAGACTCAATTCAACGCCCCGCCGTTGGCGGTTGTGACCGACATCTTCTTCGACAAGAACGCACGTTACGGCTCGCTGCGGTTCGGTAATCCGCGACCGAACCCGAAGCTCAGGGATCATTTCGAGCTCCGTGGTCAGGCTCGGGATATTCTCCTAGCACCACCGGACGTCTCGCAATATGAGCCGATCAACGAGACCAAAGCTGCCAAGAAAAAGTAGTGCGATAATGGAAGACGTCTCCCAAGCGGATTGGGAGAAGGATCACCAAGAAGCACGCAAAGCCTTTGAACAGGCGAAAGAGCGCTTGGAAGAGGTCGAAGCAAGGAATCCGTCGCCTGCCCCCGGGTCGGGGGAACAGACCTCAGGCGAGTAAGCTGTGTGCCCTCGAGTCCCCCGCCTGATACGCGGGGTGTAGCCATACAGTGGTGGATCAGGGGACAGGGAGGAGAGACTCCCACCGAACAATGGCGCACGTGCGTGTCCGCCGAGCTACCAGCGATAGCGGATCGTAGGTTCAACTCCTACGGCGCCTCCTTTAAGGAGTATGTATGGAAGACTGCCCAGATTGTGGTAGACTGCAAGAAATTGAAGACAGGTTGAAAGCTGGTGTTCTCCATACGGAAGATACCAAGTGGATGATCGCCCAGATTCGTAACTATCAACAATGGGCGGTCAAGGTCATCGACCTAATAGACCCGATCCACGCACTGCATGTAGCATACGACGGGTTGTTTAAACCAGTAAAAAAGGAAGTCAATGGACAACTTAATGATCGACCTGGAGACACTGGACATCAAACCTAGTGCGGTGGTCGTAAGTATCGGAGCAGTATGGTTTGACGGCGTCGATCGCCTAGGTGCAGAGTTCTACGAAGTCTGTGACCTTAATGATCAGTTCAAGTATGGTCGTACCATGTCGCCAAGTACGGTGAAATGGTGGATGCAACAATCTGCCGCAGCTCGGGAAGTGTTCCTCAAACCCCCGACCAAGACTTCTCAGGTCTTGGCAGACTTTGTCGACTTCCTTGGTGAAGGGAACAAATGGGCGAAGATCTGGGGTAACGGCGCCGATTTTGATAATATCATTCTCGGCGGCCTATACGAAACCTACGGTGTAGCTCGTCCGTGGAGCTACGGTAATAATCGGTGTTTCCGCACGTTGAAGAACTTGGCGAATGTAATTCCGCCCAATAGGGTCGGCACTCACCACAACGCGCTGGATGACGCCAAATACCAAGCGGAGTGGGCAAATGCAATCTTTACCAGCATCAGAAGCTCGTAATTACTGGGTTCTGCGGCCGATCAAAAGAATAGGAGATTATTTCAGTGACCTCTCAGAAACAGACAAGCTTATCGTTCGAAAGCTTACCCGACGGGCCGGAACCTACACCGGAATCCAATGTCAGCGGATATACTGGTTCTTCAAGGACCGCGCCGCAGAAAACGCAAGACGGATCCTACACAGAAAACACACCAGAGAACGAACCATCGTCGAACTGGAAACATACCAATCCGAAGGACGCAGTTGGCTCGGGGAAGCTTCCATTGGAGCTGGTCCCGGACACAATCGAAGTTGAAGTAGCTCTGGCGTACTTGGAGGGTGCTTTGAAGTACGGGCGTTACAACTGGAGGATCAGTGGGGTCAGAGCATCAATCTACCGCGCCGCTTTAAGGAGACATCTCGCTAGGTGGTGGAATGGGGAAGATAGAGACCAAATTACTCATATTAAGCATCTCGCTAGCATCATTGCCTGTGCTGGGATTCTCCTTGATGCCGAGCTTTGCGGCAAGCTTATGGATGATCGTCCTCCTCGTACGCCTATCGGGAAGATCATTGACGTTGAACCCCATATAGAGCATCTAAAGCAACTTTTTAAGCAGTATTCTCCCAAGCAATACACAATAAATGATGGAGTAAAGAGTGAAGACGATATATCTCGTGGGGAGTCTGAGAAACCCCAAAGTCCCACTGCTGGCGAATAATCTCCGCTTAATGGGGTTCGACGTCTTTGATGATTGGTTTGCGGCTGGACCGGAAGCTGATGACTACTGGATGAAGTACGAAAAGAACCGAGGACACGATTTCAAAGCAGCACTGAAAGGTTATGCCGCGAATCACGTGTTCAACTATGACCATTTCCATCTTGATCGGGCTGATATCGGCGTTCTTATGATGCCGGCCGGGAAGTCAGGGCACCTAGAACTCGGATATCTAAGTGGTCAGAAGAAGCCCTGTTACATCCTTCTGGATGGGGAACCGGAGAGGTTCGACGTTATGTATTTACACGCCAATAAAGGCGTGTATTACACGGCGCAGGAGTTAATGGATGCTTTGCATAAGGACTTCCCTGCATGAAAATATACATCAGCGGATCGATGAAGGACCAAGAGCACCTGCGCCAGGAAGCCCACCGCTTATGGTTTGCGGGGCATGAGATAACTAGCTCGTGGCTAAACGAAACTATTGAGCCTATCGGTATAATGTGGCGCGGTGTCGCCATTACAGACATTGCTGAGGTCTATAAGGCCGACTGCATCATAATGGACAACAACGGAGCTTCTTCTACGGGTGGTCGATACGTCGAATGGGGACTTGCGTTAGCTCCTGGAGCGAACAAAATAAAAATTCTCGTGGCACACGATAAACCGGTTAAAGCGTTTTTAACCTTAGCAGATCATATCTGCGTGACATGGCAAGACGTACACAATTTATTGGAGAGTCACTATGCCGTACATAAAGCCTGAAAATCGGGAACCAGTAATTCGAGGCGAACACTGCCCAAAGGATGCAGGTGAGTTGAATTTCATGGTCACTTTTATGTTGCTCAGAGCAATCGAAGGTAAATATATAAACTACAAGATGCTCGTAGAAGACTTGTTGCAGCTAGCCAAAGAATACGCTGCGGATCAAGAACTAAAATATCAACGTATTAACGATGTCATTGGCGCCTTTACAGGGGCTTGGATGGAGTTTGTGCGTCGTAAAACCAATCGCACGTATGACTACTCGATGTTCGATGTCGACACGGCGGAGCTGTATGATTGCTGCGGCGAGGCTGTCGGAGAAGCTCTCGATACGTTTTATAAGGTTATAGTCGGCCCCTACGAAGACACGAAGATTAAGGAAAACGGAGATGTCTATACCGATGCCCGAAGCAGTTGATGTATCATATTACGCGACCTGGGGCAGTGCTGCGCTGTTCCTGATCGCAGCAGGGTTTATGGGAATGGAAAGTAAGTGGCTCGGCGTAATGCTGTACGGCGGGCTATTCTGCGCCAACGGCGCCATCGCACTTATCTCGATCCAGACCCTATGAGCCGCGGCCCCGAAAACAGGTTTATTGATTCTATGCATCGCCTGTTGAAAGGCAAATGTCATTTTGAAAAGATGCACAACCCTTATCGCGGTGGCACCGCCGACGTATGGTACTCAGGCAAGTCGGGAGACTGCTGGGTAGAATACAAATGGCTAAATAGAGTCCCTAAGAGGGGTGCAGTCAAGCCTAAGCTTGAACCACTCCAACGCGAATGGCTACGGGGTCGATGGAACGAAGGCCGGTGTGTCTTCGTCATAGTAGGCTGCCCCGCAGGCGCGATGCTCTTCCCGGAACCCAAGGACTGGGAAAATGGAATCGCTGTCAGCCAAATAAAACAAGAGCCGAAGGAAAACATGGCGAAAGAGATCCTTCTCTACGTCAACACTTCGGAGACAACAAATGAGAAAGGTAGTAAGAGGAGCACTAGACGCACAAACGCTGGTAAGCGCGCTATACAAAGTAGTGATAACCTCATTTCTGCTGTACGAGTTGCTAAGGTTTCAAATAAGGAGAGCAAGTGTTAAAGGACAGTCACCCTGCCGTCAAGAAGAGGACAACCATATACTTAAAAACGGTTAAGGATGCGGAAGACGTCAAGCGACTGATCCAACCTGCGACAACAAACGCAAAGTTGGCCGGCGGAAAGGGCATAGTCACAAAAGGCAGGTTCAAAGGACTGCCAATGTACTCATTAACCCTAGAGGAACGAAAAACGTGTCCAAGATCATGTCAGCAGTGGAATTCCTGCTACGGCAACAATATGCCGTTTGCAAACAGAATCGACCATACGTCAACCGAGTTCGAGTCGAGACTGAAGGAGGAGGTCAACTTACTGTGTACCAAGAAACACCCGCAGGGCATTCTGCTACGCTTGCACGTGCTGGGAGATTTCTACTCCGTGACATACGTGAACTTCTGGATAAAATTGAAAAAGAAATACCCGAACCTCCAGATCTTCGGCTACACTCACCAGGCGTCATCATCGAATATTGGGCGGGCAATAAGGAAGTTGAACAGGCTGGGCGCATGGATAAGGTGGAGCGATCGAAAGGGCCCGATGGGCGCGACCGTTATTCATGCGGATGCGAAATCGGTCCGGAAGAATGGGATAATCTGCCCTGAGCAGACCGGTAAGACAGCGGGGTGTACAACGTGCGGACTGTGTTGGTCCGTGAAGAAAGAAATCTTCTTTTTGGAACACTAATGAAAACCAAATTTCTAGTTGATTTTGAGTTCGACAATGGTGCACGCTACGGGGTAGAGTTGACAGCTTTTGACACGGATCTTCGGGATCTGTTCGAAAAACAAAAGCTGACGGCCGTTGACGTGCGAGTTTCAGAGGAACGGTTCGTTCAGCTCTTTAACAAACGGAACGAGCTCCAATGAACAACGACGTTAGGACAGCATTCAGCAAGATGAACGCCAGTAAGCTGCACAGTTATTACAAGTATTGGGGTAGCTTAACAGCAAATAGCGACGAAGAATACTTCAGGCGGTTCTTGTTCGCGTTCTGTTCGGTACATACAACCTGGAAAGGTAACGTGTACGGCTATGAAGCAATCAAAGACTTCCACCCTGATCGATGGACTAAGAAGCAGTTATGGAGTGCATTGGCCGGGAGCGGATGCGGTTTGTACAACGATCGAACTGAGCACATTTGGTTATTCGGAACCAAGTTCTGGAATGACCCCTCGCAATATAGACCCTTGCCTGGCGAGTCACTGTACTTCCTCCGAAATCGACTGGTTCCGGCTATTAAAGGTCTCGGAGTCGCTAAGGTAAGTTTCGCACTAGAGATGGCCTACCCCACGGATAAGACCCTAGATATAACCTGCCTTGACGTCCACATGCTTAGGCTGTATGGTAATGCCAAGATGAGCGCCCAGAGCCGAAAAGGACGTACGGAGTACGAGAAGTACGAGGCCGACTGGGTAGGCCGATGCGCAAACCTGCCTACTGGACCCTACGTGGCCCGTATGGTATACTGGGACAGTATTCAAGATAAGGACAGCTCCCGCTACTGGAGTTACGTCCTAGAGAGGCAGAATGAGAGTCTTAGTGGCATGCGAGTATAGCGGCACGGTTAGAGACGCTTTCAAACGGCAGGGACACGACGCGTGGTCGTGCGATATTCTACCCACCGAGAGGAAAGGCCAGCATTACCAAGGCGATGTTCGTGATGTGCTGGATGAGGACTGGGATCAGATCATAGCTCATCCGCCCTGTACTAGGCTGTGCAACAGCGGAGTACGGTGGCTGAACGAACGAAATCTGTGGGCCGAACTAGAGGCAGCGGCAGAATTCTTTAAACTGTTCCTCAATAACAAGTGCCCGCGCATCGCCATAGAGAACCCTATACCGCATCGCTATGCGGTGAGGCTAATAGGACGACAGTACGATCAGGTGATTCAACCGTGGCAGTTTGGCCACCCTGAGTCCAAGGCAGTGTGCCTATGGCTCAAGGGGCTGCCTAAGCTGGTGCCTACAAGGATTGTAACCAAAGGCATCAAGCAGAAAGTGTGGCGTATGGGACCGAGCGAGGACCGGGCAAAAGAACGGTCTCGGTTCTATAACGGCATCGCCAACGCAATGGCCAAACAGTGGGGTACAAATGATTAGCAAGAAGGATATGAAGCAGATGGTGGATGCGTGGACGGTATCATATCTGGAACGGACCCAAGCGCATTTGACGATAGTGGACATGAAGCCGAGGCATACACAAAAGGATGTGCTCAAGATGAAGAATTACATCGGCGAGAGAATAACAAAAATGAGGGGGACGTATGATAAAAAGTAAACCATGCCTAAGCGCGAAGTGCAAGAATCGACATAAAAGTGACGGCGATTATTGCGCTGAGCATGCTCATCTCGAGCGGAAACAGACGATGGCTTGGCCTAGAATCCGAGCCTGTTCTGATCCACATTTAGCAGAAGAGTATGACGCACATGTTGGCTACGCGTGGTCGTTAAAAAGGAATGTCCTGTGATCCGCCACGCGGGGTCCCGAACACGAACCCTGTATCGATGGGAATCTCGTCTTATCAACAGAAAGGCTACCGGTGGTAACCGGAAGGTTCGCTCGGCAGCAGAAGGTCGGCTCATCATCGATCGTATCTGGCAACTAGAAGGGCGGAAGGGCCCAGTGCCAACGCTCGAGATCAAGAAGATGCGCGGTTATCCGTACTACGAGGACGCGAAGCACGCGATCGTCCTCACGAGCGAAGATCACTCTGTTCAGACGCTGGTGCACGAGATTACGCACGCCCTCGGAGTAGGCCGGAGCGACAATCACCACAGCGAAGGATTCGTGAAGAAGTACTGCAAGCTGCTGGCGTTCCAGTTTGGTTGGAGCGAAGAACAACTGTTGTGTGAAGCAAAGGATATAAAACTTTTATGAGACTCGTATACACAAAGAAGCAAATCGTCGAAGGCCTAAATCTTGATCAATTCACTCCTGAGAAGGTACTCGTCAGGGAGATCGCACGTATTATGAAACCCGGCGAAGAGCAAGCACCTTGGTATAAGGTGGATATGCAACGCAAGCCGCATATCTACGTGAGTAAAGCCCATTACGACGAACCTAATTTGTTCGTTCTAGAACTAGAAGGTTCACCGCCGCGCATGACCACAGTTGTGTGGGATTTGCATTACTCGTTCCCATACGTTATGTTTGCTGGTAAGCGCCTTGAGAACCGCGGAAAACGCTCGGAGGCTATAGTCAACGCCGTTAGGACTTATCTGGAAGACATTAAATGAAACCCATGCTCGCGGCACCAGTCAAGATTGACCAAGTACAATTCCCTGTGTATGCGTCGGCCAAGCTCGACGGGGTCCGAGCCGTTGTGATGGAAGGGACCGTATTCGCGAGGTCCCTCAAAGAACTACCCAATGAGAACATCCAAAAGATGTTCGGACAAAGAAGCCTGGAAGGGTTGGACGGTGAGCTGGTTTTCGGACCACCATACGCCAAAGACGTATATCTCAGGACTGTGTCCATATGCAATAGTAAGGCAAAACCAATACCAGACATAGCATTCTGGGTATTCGACTTCATTACTGAGCCGGATGTTCCATTCTCCGATAGACTAAGGTCTGTTAATCTCGTATGTCGGCAGGCGCAAAAACAGAAACTCCCCGTGTATATGCTGCCACAGGTTCGGATCAACAACGAAAAGGAACTTCGTGAATATGAAAGATACAGACTGGTGGAGGGGTACGAAGGTGTTATTCTTAGATCTCCGGACGGGACGTACAAGTACGGACGTTCGACGGTTAAGGAAGGCGGCATGCTCAAACTCAAGCGTTTTGTGGACGCCGAAGCAGAGATCTTGGAGGTCTACGAAGAGTTCGCTAATGAGAACGAGGCCACGACAAATGCGCTTGGCCGCACGGAACGTAGCTCTGCAAAAGCAGGTCTTGTTGCAAAAGGCACAGCTGGAGGCCTACATGTTCGAAGTAAAGAATTTACAGAAACGTTTAGAATTGGAACGGGCTTCACGGCCGAACAGAGGGAGTGGTTCTGGGCAAATCGCAGCGCTGTTGTCGGTAAGCAAGTTAAATTCAAATTCTTCGACCACGGAGTGAAAGATAGGCCGCGTCACCCCGTTTACTTAGGCCCTAGAGAGGACTGGGATCTATGACCGCAACCATTTCGATGGGCGAGCTTCTCGGCGAGGAGCCACAAAAACCGAAGCGCCCACCGCGCAGCCCCAAGCAACTGAAACTTACCGGACGCAAATTCCGGGTAGGCCAGTGGCGTTGTATTGACCGTACCAAGCTGATCGTCAACAAAGCTGGTAAGGAAGTTCAGCGTTCAGTTCATGAGCGCATGAACTACGACGCGTCCAAGAAGTACCCACACAGTTCTACCCGGCAAAGACTACGTGAATTGAGACGTATTGGATCTTTATGACTGCCAAATTTGAAAAGCGCAAATTCACCGTATCGCTGGGCGATAGTCAGGCTTACAAGGACAACTACGATGCAATCTTCAGAAAGGACAAGGATGGATCCGTTCAGAAAAACATACCGAGTACTCAGCCAGAAGGAGAAGGAAGATCTCCATCGGATGAAGATGAAGGCCGAGGAACTGTATGAGTTGTTCAAAGGCTTGGCAGGGGAACAGGACAACCATCATGCCAGTCGTGAATGGTCACTGGCTGTCACCAATCTGGAGCAATCAGTAATGTGGGCTACGAAGGCGCTAACATGAAATGGGATTTATTCTTCCTTAACATGTGCGATCTCGTATCAGGTCTTTCGAAAGACCCCAGCACTAAGACCGGAGCTATCATAGTCCGTCCAGACAAAACTGTGGCGAGCACTGGGTTCAACGGGTTCCCGAAACCCATGAACGATGATTCTAGCCTGTATAACGACAGACCCACGAAGTATAGTAGAATCATCCACAGTGAGATGAATGCCTTGCTACATGCACGAGAACCAGTAAAAGGGTACACATTGTACACGACCGGTTGTTGCTGCGACCGGTGTTTCGTCCATATGGTGCAGGCTGGAATCAAGCGGTTCGTATACTGGGAAGACACCGAGGATATGAAATCCCGGTGGGGAGACCAGTTCGGTAAAGTCTCATCATACGCCCTCGAAGCCGACGTCGATCTCGTTCAATACCCTTTAACCTTAAGAGAACGTAAACGTTATAGCGGGCAAAACAAATGAGAACTGTTTTTGTTGCACTTATGAGCGTAGTTCTATTCTGCATGGGCGGCCTTGGCGTGATCGCTGCTCAAGAAGGGTATGTTCCGTACAAGGTAATGAGTCCGCCGACCACCGATCGTGTTAAGCTCGTCGTGAAGTTCATGCCACAGGAAGAAGTAGAGATGTACTGTGGCCCTCGTGCAGAGGGGTGTTATCTCAAGAACGTTGCCGGCTACGATGACTGGCTTGTGATGATACCCATTAAGGACTTCAATGACGAGCGCAGTCTCTTCATACTAGGGCACGAAATATTCCACGCCTTAGGAGCGGAGCATGACTAACGTTTATCCCTTGCCTTGCGAAGAGCGATGCAAGCATACGTCCCCGAGAATGCGCCTAACGCTACAGGGATCAACATCCACGGATTTGATACATAGCTCAACACTACTCCGCCGTTGATCACCATCAGGACGGAGGCCATAGACGACGCCTTCCAAATATCATCATGGGCTACCCATTTGATATAGGCTGCCCATGCAAAGTCAAGCGCGAACATTAGCCAGAACGTCCAAAAGGCTTGCAGAAGCACTATTCTCTCCCGCAATGCTTGCAGTCGATAGGTTCGAGCATGTTCTTGCAGATCCAGTCCGCTGCTTTATATCTCCAGCCTGTGCGGCTGCGCAGGTACCTACGTAGACGATTTGTAATTGTCAACTCCCTCGGATAATCCAGAAACAAAACGCTGAACAGCAGGACGTTCAGGACAATGTCCAGCACCCATCCTGCCGCAGCGATAGAAACCATGAACCAATAAAGGAACGGGCTTCTATTTTTAATCTCTTTGGATTTGGGCTTTGTGCTGAAAACGGCGATATATATGAACCATGAGAGCGCTAGAAGCCCCACCAGGTACAACGGTGTATGAAGTAGCCACATCTTGTTAGCCTCCTAGAAGTAGCGAACGCCCGGCGTCGCGCGTTGGAAGTCTTTTAGAAGACCTGCTGTGTCGCCCTGGAAAGCGTTGACAGTGAGGTTCATCAGCTGTTCAGCTGACGGACCCAGCAGGGACAGACCGCCACCATACTTCATATCCTGTCCCGTGTCAAGTGCTATTTGCCCCGGACCGTAGATTCCGGCACGTTGGACGCCCCTCATGAGCCAATCTGCTCCATCCCAATCATCGTGGTCGTCGCCCGCGTTGGGCGTCAGGATCGACCGCAGCATGTCAGACATAATGATTACAGGCACATAGGAGATCAAACCTAGAGCCGGGGTGTAGTTCCCGTGGCCGAGTTCGCCCGCCATGCGGTTGATGATGGTTTGCTGGAATAGGTAGGTGTATTGCTTCAAGTGGGACACCAGAATCCAGTTCGGATCACTCATGTAGATAGGACGGAGAGCCGCGTTCGGACGCAGGATGGCCTGGTCAACCCACAGGTTGATGGCCGCTCGCATGTTGTCGTTGAGGATAAGGCTTCCGTCCGGATGGGTTTGGACGTCTTCCTTGGTCAGATTCAGCTCTTTCAGGAACCGTTCGCTGTGCTCATTCACGCCTTTCGCATGCCGAAGGATGAACTGCTGCGCAGCGGCGGAGGCTGAGATACGCATGCTCTTGTTCCAGTTCTCCATACCGTTATACTTGAAGAAGAGCTCGTTGATCTTCTTCAGAGTCGGTGACATGAACTGGCTCGAATACATGTCCGTAACCACCTGGACGTCGTTGGCCGTATTGATGGCGCCGACGAGGGCCGCAAGACCGGCCTTGTCGTCTTTCATCGTCCCTACCAACTCGCGGATCCCACGGAAGAAGGCTTTGGTGGCCTCGCCAAAGGTACCACCTCTCACCACAATTCCGAGCGGATCCACGATAGACGAGAACAGCGCCAGCGGGAGTAGGCGGATGTTCTGGTAGGTCGTGACAGCGCCAAACGCAGCACGTAGCTGCGGCGACATATCAGCACCGAGAGTTCCCTCCATCGCCTTCACGGCGTTGTCGAAGGTCTCGAGCTGTCGCTCAGTCGCACCCTGTTCTTTAGCCTCCTGACGGGCTTTGAGAATCTCCTCGCCGGAATTGCCGAACCGGCTAGTATATTCCCCACGTCGCGCCGCACGGGCTGTATATTGGGACATAATCCCAAACAGGTTGTTCTCTAGGAACGGGGCCAGCTCTGCCTCCGGGATGGCCGTCATTGTCCGTTCCTGCGTAAAGGGGGCGTAGAACGTCAAGTTTAGAGTCTCGTCGCCCTGTGAGTTCCCCAGCATGTTGATGTCTCCCACGATGTTGCTGTAGATCTGTTCTGCGTGGGCGATGTTGTACTTCTTGAGCAGGTCGAGGAACGCCTGACGGTTGTCGCGCACGTATTGCAAGTTGAACACACGCGGGAAGTAGTTCTTGACCTTCTGCAGATCCTTGTAGATCGGGTTGTCGAACTCATCGCGCTTCACCCTTCCTTCTTCGCGGACGATGGTCTTAACCCCGGACTCTTGCAGGTAGTCATACAGTTCATCGAGCACCTTGCGAACCTCCGCACGTGCAGATTCGAGATCCGGCCGTGTCGGACGGTTTTCGCGCATAGCGCTCACGATCTCCTGCTGATCAGCCTCGGACATAGTCGCGATGGCCTTGGCCACGCGGTTCAGGAAGCTGTTGTAGACCGTGTGCTTCTCCTGCAAGAACCCCGGACGCTGTCCTTGGGTCCCGGTCTTGATGTGGAAATCGTCCATGACCTTGGTCAGCGGTTCGTAGCCGTAGTCCCGCACCGCTCCCGTGGCTGTGTATAGCCACTTATCAAGGAAGCTTCCTAGCGCCGGCCAGACGCGGTCCGCAGCCTCACGAGAGGCCATGGGCTTCTCGTTGTTCAGGACTTGCGCGAACGTGTTGCGGTCGGCGAAGCGGCCTTCATGGAAGGCGTGCATCAGCTCGCTGGCACCGATGGCGGTGTCGAGCTGGACGTCGTCGGTCCAGATAGCCGTGATCTTACGGAACACGGTCTTGACCTTGTCGAACCAAGTAAGTGTCTCCGGCCCTACCGGCATCTTGATCTGTCCAGAGGCCCAGAACTGATACATATAAGCCAGCCGTTCAACCGGGTCGTCCAGCTGGTTCAGCGCATCCGGTTCATCCTTTAGCAGTTCGCGTAGTCGTGCTACCATCGGGGTAGCGTTAGCGGCGTTCTTAAGCACGCGTGCAGCCTTGGCGTCATGGGCCAGCAGCCGCTTGAAGAAGGCGTGCATAGCCTCGTGGCGAGCCACGCTCATCGGGTCGGCTGCGTTCATAGAGATACGCAGCATCTCGATCGCATCGGTGCCGATGAACTCACCCGCTTCCTCCATCTTGGAGAACACGACGATAGCCATGTCTTTGCCGAGGACCTTCTCCACGTATTCCCTCACGTCTTTCTTCTGCTGCTCCGTTACGGTGTCCGTTCCGAGCTTGACCTTGGAGAAGATACCACGCATAGCGGCGCCCTCTTCCTGGCCCCACAGGCTCTTCCCGAACTCCTCAATGGATCTGCGGACCTCTGCTGAAGCGTGGTAAGCTCCGGCCATTATCACAAGCTTCCGCATTTCCGGGTCCTTCACGTCCTTTGCGTATTTATCAACCAGCTCGGGATTCTCTTTTTCTAATATAGCGGAGAATTCGTCCCGGGAGTAGATCAGACCAGTGAACTCTTCGTATTGTCTTCCGGTCAAGATCGACTGAACCGCGTCTATGACCGTATTCGGTAGCTTACCGAACTGCTTCTCCAACCGGTCTACAAGTCTTCCACGCATGATGGCTAGTTCCGGTCCGTCCTCCACACCTACTAGAAGGAATCTCGGGTCCTGGATCCGATCGCGATAGTCGATCGGCTTGGCTTCCCGGAAGTGCCCTTCGTGGATCTTCTCGAACATGTAGCTGAGTTTCTCCCCGGCGGGCGCCACGAATCCCAGGAACTCCAGGATGCTGCTGAACACGCGTTTCAACTTGGATGACTTCGGTAGAACAAGTTCGCCCGTTGCCCACATAGCGTAGGCCTGCACGAACAGTTCTTCCGGTGCTTCCAACCAGTGCGACCACATCTCGCTCGAGTAGTTCTTTTTAATAGTCTCGATGATCTTCTTCTGACGGGCCAGCTCAAGGATCTTAGCTGTGTGATCCTTTCCATACTTACCAGTCATACGGCCCACGATGGCGTGCCCGATCTCGTGGTGCAGCGTGTGCATCCACGTTCTACCGAAGCCTTCAGCCCCGTTAGCGTAGATTGAGATGACGTCGTAGATCTGGTTCTGAATGGCTGAGTGCTCGGTAATGAAGATTCCCTCACCAGGATGTGTATCCGGTTCCAGCTTGAGGATTGTATTGATCTTGCCCAGAACACGTTCAACCTCGTCGTTCATCTGTTTGATGTTGGCTTCACCGAAGACCGCATTTTGTAGTTCCAACTCCAACGAAGACTGGAAGGTTTGGTATTCCTTCTTCGCCTTGTTGTATTCCGCCATAGCGTCGGCCATGCCGTGTCCGCGATCGGCGGCGGCTTTTTTTACTGCTTCGCGTTTGAGGTTCAGATCGTCGAGCAGCTCGCGTGCCCGCGCTACGTGCTTCTTCCCTACCTTCTTGCGGATATCCTCAACCTGGGATTCCCAATTGTTCTTAATCCAGCGCTTCAGCTTCTTCTTGATGTCAGTCAGGAATATGCCCACGGCTTCACGCGGCTTAGCTGTCAGCCCTTCGTCCTTGCGTAGCTTTCTCGCCTCATTAATCTCGTCCAATTGGTCCTGTTCAAGCACTTCATCGGCTCTTACGATGCCGTGTCCGCCACCAGGTGATAGCTCCATCGGGTAAACTAGGGTGTCGCGCGTAGCCCCGCCTAGCTGTCTCTCGATAGCCTTCTGCGACTCCTCGTAGATCTCTTGGTCGGCGGTTTCCTGCTTCTTGGCCGTGCGGCGTTCTTGCCCAACCGGCAATCTTGTTTCTTCCTCTACGATACGCGCACCTTTTCTGTCCTGCGAGCGACGTGTTGTTCCCAGTTCCTCGCGCTCAACTTGCAGCGCCTCTGTCGCGTCGGCTTCCTCAGCGCGGGCCATGACATACTCGATGGCACGTTGCAGACGCCGCCATTCCGGGTCTCCCGGAACAAGCTGCTGCTTCCCGCCTTCCCTGGTGGGCTTGATTATCTCGTCAGCGACGAAGCGGGCCTGCATGTCGATCAACGGCTCTAGGGCTTCCGCCAACGAAGCACCTTCGGCCAGATCATCCAGAGCTCCCTCAACGAGAGGCTGTGTAATGTCTGCAGCCTGCTGTTCGCGTTCGTAGTATTCGCCCAGCGCATCTAGGGCCTTTTCGCGTTGCGGCGTTCCCTTCTTGGTCTTGCGGATGCCCTTACGGAGCTCACGGGCTGTCTTGTTCTGCGGGAACTCAGCATTACGGATCATGCCGTAGGTGATCTTACGCCCGCCAAACGTTCCGAGATACAGGTTATCCGAGAACTCCGGCACCTTCAATCCCTTGAACTCCGGCATGCTCATAAGGGCCGAAATACCACGGCCGAACATATCCGATACGAACTTGAGTGTTCCCTCGCGTGATTGCTGGCGCTGGGTCTTCATCATCAGCTTGACCAAACGCGGGGCACTCAGCTTGTTCTGGTAACCACCTTCGCGCTTGATCGTGAAGACACCTTGTTCCGGCGTGTGGTCACCGAACTGCTTAGGCTCCTTGATGGACTCGAAATCCACCTTGCCCAGCTTGAATGTATCCGGGTCTTCGACCTCGATCGTGTATTCGTTATCGCCGTGGCGCTGCACAACGAAGCGGGCCAAGTGCGGCGGGTATGAGGTTCTCAGCCCTTCGAGGGCGTCCTCGGCCTCGCCACGGTGCTCGTATCTCTTGTCCAGACGCGGGTCGCCCTGGAACTCCGGTGTGGGCGCCAAGTCCTTCTCGAGGATGGACTGCGGGCCCTCTTCGCGCAACGCGTCCAGCTGGTCCAGCACGTTTTCAGTTTTCTCACCGAACACTTCCTGCATAGCCGCAACGAAGCGCTTGTTGTATTCACCTTGGCCTTCGATGAAGTCCATCATCTGCGGCGCAAGTTCTTCGTCGATGATCCGGCGTAGATTCGGATCAGCCAAGAACTGGGCACCCAGGTTTTGGCGCAGAACTCTCTGGACCTGCTGCATACGAGCATTGCCAAAGCGCGTGGACTCGCCAGTCGCACTCTTGATGGTGCTTATAGCCTGACGACGCCCCTCTCGGTTGCTGAACACTCTACCGGCCGCTGCCTCCAAGAAGGCGTCTGTCTTGTCCCCAAATACCTTACGCAGCCCGCGCAGCACGCCGGGGTTCTTGAAGCCGCTGGGCTCCTGTAGGAGCTGCCGGATAGACTGGGACATGGCCAGCAGTGACTCCGGAGAAGCGGTGTTCTTGAACTCCGGCAGGACGTGCTCCATCATAACCTTATGGACCTCGTCGTCCATAGGTGTCCGTTCTTCTATCTCGGTCTTCTGGACGGATCTCAGCCCTTCGTCAAAACGCTTGCCGAAGACCTTCCGTCGCTCAGACGCTACGAACTGAGACCGGATCTCCGGGTCCGTCGTGTAGCCTCTAAATTGCTCGTTTTCCGGTAGTTGAGCCGCTTCGGCCAGAATGTCGTCGGTTACCCCGTCGCTCTCACTAAGCACGCGAGAAAGCTCCTCAGCGTCCGTGGTGCCCTCGGAACCCGGGGGTACGTCATTCTCCCCTGTGGGCACCCGATCCTTCGCCATACGGTCCCTGAACGCGCTCAGGCTGACGTTTGCGCCTACCCCGATCCCCCCGAGGGCCAGACCGCCGATACCACCGACGATGGCCGACTCCCGTAGCTGGGCGGTGTCGATCTCATGTTCCGGGTTGACGATCTGACGCCCGAACTCCCCAGCACCTTGCTGCAAGGTTTCTGTGACGCTTTCGCCTACCCCTGACTTCAGAAGCTCCTTCGGAGCCTCCTTAACTGTCTCTTTGAAGCCCTTATCGGCTGCGCGGCGGAGCCCCTGCTTGCTCAGACCTCGGGCCAAACGACCAGCCCCTGACCCTACTTCCAGCAGGCCGCCCACGGCGCCTTTGGCAGCAGCGTGCCCTAGGAGCTCTCCGGCCCCTAGTTTCTTACCCTCCGGGTCCTCGCGCAACGTCTGAACCTGTTCCCCACCCTCAGCGATACCTGATAGGGCCGCTGTGGCGAATACCGGGTGCTTTGTAAGCAGAGATGCGCCCACTAGCGGGAGCGTCGAGCCAAAAGCCTGCCCAACACTTTGGGAGACGAACTGAGTCAGATCTGCGAAATCCCGGACCGCCGTCGAGTCTTTGATCGGCATCCCGATCTTTTGGGAGTCCTCGATATACTTTTCGGCTTCTGCGAACCGACGTTGGGCGAACTCGTCCATACCCATCGCCAGCCCCGTCTGTCCGACGAAGCTCTCGAAGGTGCTGGCAAGCCCTAGGGCCCCGCCGCGCAGCCCTCTACGGAATGGGCCAGCGGCTTGCGCCTCAGCTTCAAGGGGATCGGTAACTGGAGCCTGTTGCCCCAACTCTGCCGTTGCTTCGTCTACAGCTCGACCTTCCGACAGCCCCAACTCAGTTGTGGCGTCTAGAATACGGTCTCTGCTACGCGCCATGAATTACTCCTACTTTCTCTGTGACTTCTCGAATTTAGCGATCATGCTGCCATAGACGTTCTGAATGTCCCTGTCCACAGGTGCATTCGGGCCAAGAAGATTGAACCCTCCACCTGCAAGCTCTCTAACGGTGATAGTATTACCGTTCTTGAGATGGACCAAGTAGCCCCCACCGCCCAGCGTTGTGCGTTCCACCTTCTTCGGGAGATAAGATGTCAAGTCACGCGACGTGAACCGCTTGATACCGAAGTAATCGCGCAGCGCCTGCATCGCCGACGGGTTGTTCTTTACGGCCTGTTTAAAACGAGCAGCTGTGAACAAAGCCTCGCGCTGAGGCCCTTTCAGGTTCTTTACTCCAAGTTGAGCCATCGTATGACGGATATCGCCGGCCAATTCTGAACGACGCTGCGATAGCCGCCCTTCATATGCTTCCTTGGATTCGCCGGCGAAAGGAATGATTGATGTCGATTGCGGCCCTTCACCGCGTCTGACTTCATCATCAATAGCTTTATCCAACTCTTCTTGGCTTGCTTTCTCCTCAGATAGTTCAAGTTGACGACGAGCTGTTTCGGCGTTGAACGCACCACGCAGCCCTTTGGCCTCAGCTACCTCACGGTCGACGATGTTCTTCTCGCGTGCGACATTCGCTTCTTCTTGGTTCTTAGCCAGACGGCTCGTAGCACCATACGCGCCGAGCGCTGCCAGCGAACCAAACGCTCCGCCGCCGAAACGACCAACATCCGGTAGCGACGTGCGACCACCTCTGAGACCCTGCACGGTGTTACCCTGCACGGTGTTCCGATCGCTCAGGGCTCTCAATTCGTCTTGGGTGTATGTTCTGCCCTCGGTGGGACTGCGGCCGATAAACCCTTCCCCCGGTTGCACGCTGTCCAGCTGCGATCTTACACCTGATGGCGTAGCCGGTGAAGCCGTATCCACAGCCGGTGCCTGCTCCTGCGGGAAAGCATCATTGTTAGGCAATGTGGGAGTGCCATCACGTAGAGCATTTCTACGTTGGGTCTTCTGAACCAATGCGGTATTTGCGGTAGTAGCGCCGCCTTCGAGCCCGGTAATTGGGCTGTTCAGATCGGGCGCCGGGCGACCCGGAACCTGATCCGCAGCTGCTGCCGAAGGGATCAATGCATCTGCGATCGTGCGCAGCGGGTTGAACGACGAAGTCTTTGCAGGCGCGGTTCGCAGACTTTCTTCCTTCTGCTCACGGCGCTTTGGAGAGAACGCATCGCGGATACTTTTCTTGGCTCTGTCAAAGAACCCCGGCTCTTCCTGTGCGGGAGCTTCTCCCGCCGGTTTCACCGTTGTGTCCTTTTGATCTGGAATATTGTATTTCTTGCGTAACGCGCGTTCAGCTTCAATGTCTGCCTGTGTGGGAGGTAGAAGTCCGCCCTCGATGGTAGCATCACTAAGTGGTGCCCCACCTACGCTGTTTGTCTTACCGGTAGCCGGTCTGCCAGAAGAATCCAGATGCCCGGTACCTTTTAGGAAATCCTCAGCACCAGCGAGCCGCACAGGCGGTGAACCCTCACGCAATCCGCGTGCTGTCCCCCTTCCAGCGGTTCCAGGCGTCTGATCAATCAGCTTCGCCTTGCGCTGCAGTTCATCGTCCATGTCGAAAATTGCCATATTATTCTCCTTATGTGGCATCGACTTCTGCTGTATTCACAGCTAGTCCATTTATTCCATTCATCGCCGAACCCAGTCCGGTTCTGAAGAAGTCTGACAACCACTTAGCGATATCCCGTCTGTTATCAGTTGTGGCGACAAGCTGCGACAACTTGTCGCGAGTAACCTGTACTTGCGACGCCCAAATATTACGCGCATGCTCTGCAGCGTTTCTCGAGTTCTCCATATCTATGCGAGCCGACTGGATAATCGCGTTCGTTTTCGCCACGAATGCATTTACCTCAGCGGAGTGGATCACTGCCAAAGCCTGGTTCACCGACAGATATGTATCAGCCTGCGCCTTTAGGGCCTCAAGTTTTGATGTAAACAGCCGAACCGCTGCGTCGTATAGAAATACAGCCATCTCGACCTCTGTCCGCGCTGCGAGTAGTAGTCTATTCTGAATAGCATTGTAAAGTGCATAATGCTGTTCCTCAGACCGAAGAGCTTGGTCGATGGTCCGAGCCCGATTTTCTACATACAGCCTTGCCCGCTCAAGTGTGATGTCTCTATTGGTGTCGGACAGTTTCGAAACATAGGCGGACCGCGCTCTGTCCAGCTGCTTAGATAGAATTCCTTGCGGAAGCGGGAACCCAGTAGCGGCATTTTGCCGCATTACATTCATCTCATTCTCGGATAGTAGCTGCGCTTCACGATCTCGCGTACGGTCGAACAGAGCCTGCTCGTCATTGATATCGATCCCGTAGCCACCATTAATCAAGTCGTAGAGCAGCTTATCCTGAATCGTAGACATCAAAACGCCTGTATACCCCGGCTCAACATAATTGAATGACACTGTTGGCGCATTGGGTGGAGTAAGCAGTTTGATCTGATTGATGATGTCGATAAGCGGGACTTCTGCCAAGGTCGGCGCTGCGGGCGCATTACCGATTCCGGCCGCGAAAGTGTACCATTGAGTCCCGTTATACAGCGGCGTGGTCCCCACTGATGAAAAATCCACATCAACTAGGTCCTGCAAGGTGCTCAGTGCAGAATTGCCTTCCTCGACAATAGCACTAGAGGCCTGCGCCAACCAGTCGGCCACCGCGCCGAAATCGGCGTTTGTTGCCAGAACAGGTAGAGAAAGAGCCATATGTTACCCCAATCTGCGAGTTGTTTTTGTAAAGTTCACCTGCATCGAATCCAGTTCCAAGGTGGCGTTGTTCTTCCCACGCAAACCCACCGCATAGTAACGAGAACGCATTCCTTTGCCAGGTGTAACTCTGTGCTGGTGGATCGTCGTCTTTTTCACCACCGGCAGGTTGTAATCATAGCTGGTTACATCGTTCGGGTGGATCGTAACCACCACTCTCTCATTCGAACGTAGCCCCAGCAGCACTTCTGGTAGTCGTTTAAGATCGGGATTCTTATCGTCCATCTGCCCCGTCTTAATCTGCCAATCAATGTTCGTGGTATTCGGGTCTATGGTTCCTGATAGGCGGACCAGCCCTGCCGGCCCTGCCGCATAGTATTCCGTCCCGATTCGCGCAAAGCTGTTGTAACGGTGATTCGTGAACTCAGTAACTGCGCCTGTCCGTAGGTTCACGACTTTGATATCATATACTTCCGATTCCTCTTCCTGACCTAGACCTGCGGCCACCAGCGGCATGAACGACGCATAACCTGCGTTCGCCTCCACAACAAGAGGCTCGAATGAAGCCGCCCCCACACCTGCTGCGACCGCAACACCGCTGGCTGTCAACGCTTCAAACAGGCCTGCTCCAGAGTTAGGCCCGTATCCAGCGCCAAACATCGGCTCGAATTCTGCTGCGCCTTCGCCAACGAACGGAACATCAGCCGTTCCTTCCGCGGTCATCGCCTCGAAATAGCCGCGCCCATGGGCTGTCGGACTATGCTCGCCCGTACCAAGCGCAACCATCGGTCCAAATGAAGCTGCACCCGGTCCACCCTGAATCAGGGTTACTGGCGGTGAGTCCGCCGTTCCGGTTCCCTCACCAGCGCCTGATCCTGTCTGCGCAAAGCCGGTCAAACCGACAGTCGAAGTAACAGTAGCTGCGCCTGTCCCTTCACCAGCGCCTGATCCTGTTGCACTGAAATCGACACCGTGCGAGAACGAGATCGCGCCAATCGCCCAGTCCGCGCTGGACTGAGTGAAGTCCACCGCCCGCGCCCCCGCCGTGCTGCCATCCAGATCATAGAGCGCCGGGTAAGTGGCGTCAGTTCCGTCCAGCCCTGTATACGCCCCACCCGGCGTTATCGGACTACCCTGTGCTTCCGCGATCGCCCAAATAAATGAGTTGTCTCGCGGAGTCGTCAAACTTACCGTGGCCGACGTGCTGGTGCCTGATGCATCTACTTCGTTAGAGTCGTAGGTTACAATCCCTACGTCCGGCGTCAACGCCATCGCACGAAGACCCAGCGTAGTTACTGTGCCGTCAAGCGTGACAGTGATGGTCTTATTACCGCCCGTTGAGACATTCAGCAGGTAACCGAACCAATACCGGTCAGTGCTGTTCGTCTCAAACGTCTGAACAGTTGTGGCGTCCGACTCGCTAGTGATAGTGACCGACGTAATACCACGCAACGTGCCGATACCGTAAATGCCGATGACGATTAGGTCACCAGCACTTACGCTCGTCAGCGTTACGTTCGTAGTAGCTGTCGAACTGGCGAAGCTATTCTGCTCGCCTACACTAACTGTAAACGCCACAGTATCCTCCTACAATTACAGATCGCTCAACGTAGCGAATTCGATCTGCGGAGTTACTTTAATTTCACCACCATATGTTGCCGGAACCACAATCGGAGCGCCTGAGAATCTCTCGACCCATAGCAGAGCACCCGAAGTATTGTCGGTTAGGTAGTAACCATACACGTTTGTCGCACCACCGGTTCCGTCGAATACATACGTCTGCTCGGCATAAGTAGCCCGCGACTGAACACCGACGTCGGATACTGACCAGCTCGTATTTGTGAGCGTCTTGGCTGCGTACCCCTGCGTCGTCATTTCTGTCAAGCTGCCGAGGACCGTAGCCCCTGTGGGAGTGTGGTCGTTCACGTAGAGCCGCAGAGTCCAGTTCGCGTTCGGTGTATCATCACCGACCATGAACTGAAGTAGCAGCGTTTCCCCTACGTCAGGGATGACGATAGCCATAGAGCCTCCTATTAAGAAGTCGGGAACGTCAACGCGAAGCTAGTGATAACTTGCGGGACCGTGTCGACAAACGAAAGGTTGGTCAAGTTAAGTTCCGCGCCCGACGTTCCAACTGCTCCGTCCAAACGGGGATACAACTCGCTCGAATCGAGGGTGCCCGGATCCGCAGTAGCCGCTGTAAAGCGGAACCATCCAGCTGTGCCCGTAGCCACCGCGTCGCCTTCCCATACCTCTGCTGCGGCCTTAGTAATCACGCCAGCTGCTGTGACATCCCAATTCAGGCCGTTGACGGCATCTACACCCGCGACTGCGGTGCCGATGTTTACATCCGTCCCAACCATAGTTGTGGTCGCGGACACGACAGCCAGACCGTTTGCATCTGTGCCGAAACCGCGTTGCGCTGTAAGCGTAACTACCGCACCAGAAGCTGACGCTGTCACGATCTTGTGGTCGTGGTAGTAGTTGATCTGTGTAGCGACGTCGAGCGCTGTTTGCGTCAGGTCGCTGTTAAAGGGGATAACTGCGCCTAGGATCTCGATCCCAGCCACTGTTACGCTATCGACAGAACCTGATCCGCCAGATAGTGTGATCGTTCCCGCCGCGCGAACTTCGTTCACGAATGCGACCCCGCCGTTAGTATAAGTGCAAAGCAGCGTGCCTGTGACAGCTGCGTCAGCCGATGCCGGTTGCGACCCCGTGTATACATTCAGAACACAGTCCGTCATAAGTTGACGGAACGCCGCAGTCGCCAGCATGCCGTTGCGAAGAGCTTTGGATGCTTTTAGAGCCATGATTGCCTCCTGTTACGATTGATTGTTCGCGGAACCTGTTCCTCTGAGGACATTCAAATACTGAACGAATCCTCTGTGCTGCCGCACAATTCCCGCTCCGCGTTGTGCATAGGGAAAAGAGTATCGTGACTCAGTGATATTATTCGCTGAGCCACCGTTGTAACCTACGCAGACACCGTGCCTGCTAGTCCATATAACTGCTTCTCCGACCTTTTCTGTTTCACCCTGTTCCGGGGATGTTATAAGAGCAGCGGTGCACTTAGCAGCAGTATTCGGAATAGCCCCATAGTCAAACACTACTGAACTATCAAAATCTGCTGGTGACCCACCTGCCAAATACCACGTCATAGAAGTCGTTTCCGGGTCGTCACCTTCAACATCAGCTGTCGCTACGAAGATTCCGTTCTTCACGCACTCAAACATAGCAATCTGACCGGGGAACCGAAGGAAGTTTTCCCCGATACGGAACAGCTCCGGGTTGTACGGATCAGAGAAGTAAACCACATCCCCCGCGACCACATACATAATCCCGTTGAAATACCGCACGATATTACCAGCGGGCGGCGGACATGCGTGCTGAGTTCGCAGCGCCACTTTCAAATCTTTTGCGTTGCTGCTATATACGTATGTTGTAACATAATTGGGTATTACAGCCGCCCGATACAAAGTCTCTCCATTCGTCCCACTCATGTAGAGTATCTTGTCCGTCACATCAGGATCCGAAGAGACTTCGATGTTCGAGAAATTGATCCCACCATTCGCGCCTACTTCAATCAGTCCTTCGACCCCGGTGCCGGATTCGTGGCCATCTGAACGCAGGAATGTCAGAGCATATAGATACCGTCCAGCGGGGAGACCGCCTACCGAAACCGTAGCTGTCGGTTGCCCCACCGGGGGAGTTACACCCCACAACTTTGAGGTAGCTCCAACCACTCGGCCGGAGTCGGTTCCGTTGGACCAGTAAACTGTGCCTGCGTAATTATCATAACTCACACGGGCGTCAGTCGTCAGAGTCCGTAGCGGCGTGAACGTAAAATCGGACTCAATCCGACTCAATACATTACCGTGCATGATCAGAGAGACGGCCTTGCTGGAATAAAGGCTATGCGCGGGGGTCGCACTTACCACGGTCTGCCCCATACGGGACAGTAGCTTTCCTGTGTCGTCAATCTCTACGTCGGACGCAATCTCGAGCTCCCCGGTGCGAAAACGCTCCGTGGAAGTTGTATTACGTAGTCCGCGCCACCCTTTAATTTCCATTACAGACCTCTACATACTTACGGATCAAGGACTGGGCTGCGGTGAGTTTGTCGACGACGGCGTCGGCTCGGTTGGCTTCGGAGAGAAGAAATTCAGTAGCCTCTCTCGAAAGTTCCGCTCCTCGGGGGCCATTACCGCTGCTGGCGGTGCCGGTAGCCGCGCTGACGGCGTCTCGATCACGGTCGGCGGCGCAGCTGAGGGCTTCGTCACGCCATCTGTCGCGCAAGACGAGAGCGCCACTACGAGCAGCAGCAGCATCATGCTTTGCTTGGTTCTTAGCACGTTCTATCTCCTTCTGATGATCGGCGTCGAGCTTAGCCACGTCCTTCGCGGCCTGTTCCTCGATCGCCCTGATCTGGATACCTAGCTCCGCAATCCTTTTGTTGGCAGCTGCCAGGGCCTCGTTGTCCCGCTTCTGATATGCCGCCACCGCCTCGACGCGTCCCCGTTCGAAGGCCTTGGAATCCACGCCATCGATATACGACTTTGCGCCAAAGAACACGGACATACCGATAGCGGCCAATGCGAGAACCGCACCTACGTAGATAAGTGCCGAGACGCCTAATTGCTTCCATCTAATTCTTCGCATGCGAGTGGCTCCATTCCTGTTACCGTGAGACCTAAGTCAGCGGTATGTTCGTAAATGATCTCCAAAGTCTCCGGATCGGACACTACCCGACCGTGGCGCAGAATGTAGAACTCAAAACCACGGCCTTTGGTTATAGCATCACTCCATTTACCACCCAGCTCCTCCTGCTGCGCCTGTTCTCGCTTTGTGCACGTCAGGATGATAGAGATACCGCGTTTCTTAAGACGGAGGTCCCGGCGGCACCGGTCGTGGAGTTTATTCCACTTGACCTGTACCTCCGGGGTTAGGTCTCTTACTTCTCTGCTCATGCTCCTGCCTTCGTCATATTTGGCTTGCTGACTTTGACTCTGCTACGTGCCCATGCTCCGCAATCTCCGCACTGGAATCGCTGGTAGCGAGTTCCGTGTTGGTTCGGAGGGGTGACACCGCGGCGCTGTAACTTAACGCTGCTGCAACTCGGGCACCCGTCGATTGCGTCATAAGCTGCTACGTTCGGATGATTGCGAATCCACGGACGGAACCGGTAATACACCTTCTCCAAAAGAGTCACGTCACCTTTGTTATACTTCTCCATCAAAATCCACGCGCTCTTGACTCCGGCCATGCAGTCGATCCATAGCTGGAATCCAGGGTGCTTTACCTTCGTCCCTTCACCGATCGTGTGCCCTACATAATCCAGTTTGTTCGATTGGAACTTGAAGGTCCCTCGGCTAACTTTAAGAAGGTCGATCTGCTTGTATGGTGAGGGCGGCGCAATTTTGTGAGTCAGGAATTCCTTGTTAAGTGTTGGGATGTCAAACTTGCTACCGTTGTAGTGGATGATAACGTCTGCTTCATCCAACAATTTATGGATGCCTTTTAGCATCGTTGTGTGATTCGACCGATGAACAGAATCGAACATTACTTTCTTTTCACCTAGCCACTTTGCAGACCAGCAGAGGACGTATCCCGCGTCTGCGATTTGATTGATTGCTATGTTCTGCTCCCACAGTCCCCAGACATAAGCCAAATTCGGAGCTGTTTCGATATCCAGCAGTAGGATTTTCACTTACTCTCCTTTATTCCGTTTGAAATAAGAAACCATTTTCTTCACCGACTCACACGCTTTCGGCAAGTGGATAATCATCTGCATTCCCAACCACAGAACCGTGAAGATCCCGACTATGGTTGGAATGTGTTCTGCCCACACAGCAAAACCGGTGAGAACAGCAGCTGCATCTATGCCCATTCCGGCCTTCGATTGCGCGACTGCTTGCGTTTTTTGTACAGCTTGTGTCCATGTAACCATGTCGCCTCCACCTTATTGTTTTTGTTGGGCAGACAACCCATTGAAAAGAAGTCGCATTATACCGTAAAAGAGGCCACTAGTCAACCTTAGCTCCGACCCTGTCAGAGAGCGTTTTATCTTCTAACTCCTTGACTCGCTGAGTTAATTTGGCGATTTCTTGCTTTAGAACTATGTTCTCCACTTCCTTCTGACCTATAATCATCAGAAGGTCTTCTATAGATAACTGCTTTTGTGCCATTGTCTCTCCTGTTAGGTTACGATAGCGCGGTCTTGAACCCTACGCCAGTTGGTGCCGTCCGAGAAGGCGAGGGTGGGCCCGCCCGTCTCGTCGGACACATAAATAACGCCAGCGGCTGTTGTCGCCGACGGCAAACCAGATACTGTGAAACTCGGTACCCGCCACGTCGAGCCTCCGACCGTGGGCGTGTTTGTAAAATTCACTACGTGGGTGGCCCCACTTATTGTCCAGACGGGGGTGGTCCCCGGCATATCGTTGTGCCATAACCCAAGGGTCTCCAATGACGCGGAAGCGTCGATCCCCATTGACCACGGTAGCCCCGTAGCTGAGGAGTGGTCTATTCTTATGTAGCTGTCATTGAGGGTACCATGAGCCAGAACCTCGTAGTAGGCACCAAACCCGCGCAAACTGTGATACACCGCGTTGACTGTGCCGGAGTCTTGGTTGTTTATCATGGTGCCCCACAGCGTGTTGCCGGAGGCTTTGAACTGGGCTACTGGTAGCGCAGAAGTTTCACGAGCATAGAGGTTGATTTGGCCTGACGTGCCTGTGGTGTTGGCATAGATGTTGAGGTTCTCAGCAACGCCCGTGCCGCCCCTCATGGACTGCCCACCGGCGCGGCCGGC